TCGCCCTCAACGCGCTCGACCGGTTCCTCGCGACGTACGACCCGTCCGCCGCGCAGAAGCCGACTGACCGATTCACGAGCGACGGCGCGGGAACGCTCGCGAACGCGCTCAACGTCGCGTCGACGCCGAACATCTACCGCATCGGCGCGGCCGTCGTCGTCCCCGCGCTGAGCGCGTGGGCCAGCACGGCCGTCAAGAACCCCTACGGGCGCGCCGCGCTCGAGGGGCTCGCGGTGGGCGGCGGGGTCAACCTCGTCAAGCTCCTCTGGAACAACGTCGTCGTGCCGCTGCTCGCGCCGAAGGACACGTCGACCGCCGGCCTGCAGAAGTCGGTGATCGCGCGCCTCTACCCGGCCGAGATCGCGGCGCACATCAACATGGCGGCCAAGCAGCAGGCCGTCACCGCCGGCGGCGGGTCGGGCGCGCTCTCGGGCGCACCCGGCACGGTCGGCGCTCCGCCCGACGTGGGCCCCTTCGCGTTGAGCGGGTCGAGCGACTACCCCGACGCGGCCCAGGTCCTGCGCCAGCAGGCGGGCATCAGCGGCCCCGGCGGCGACTACCCCTCGCTGCAGAACACCTGGGGTACCGGCGGACCCGGCGGCCCCGCCCAGCCCGGGTCGGGCACGGCCGACTTCCCCACCGCCGCGCAGGCGATGGGGACCGGCCAGCCCCCCGCCTACCAGCCCGGACCGCCGAGCACCCCCGGCCCCGGACCGCAGGTCAACAGCGAGGCCAAGGAGTGCGCGTGCCTCGGTGACGACGGCCAGTCGAACAACGCCTTCCTCGGCTTCGTCGGCGACGAGGTCGAGAAGGACACCCTCTTCACGATCGGCCGCGCGGCCGAGTAACGCAACGAACGCAACGCATACCTAGGAACGAGTCAACGCCCGCGTCGGACCAGGAAACGGCGGGACAGCAAGGAGAGAGACGATGTCGAAGAGCATTCTCGGGAGACGGATGGTGAAGTTCGGCGACAGCCAGGAGAAGGTGCGCCGCGTGCAGTTCGGACTCGGGGAGGCCCCCGGTACCCTCGGTGCGGCGGAGAAGTGCCTGCGCTGCAGCTTCGGCAACATCCCCGTCATCGAGGAGGTCGTCTGGACGGTGCCCCTCCCGCTGACGGTGGAGGAGGCGACGAGCACGTTCGGCGACACGGTGAACCTGCTCTCGGGCAGCTCGTCGGTCCCCGGCGTCGCGTCGATCGACTCGACGTTCCTCATCAACGGCATCCTGCAGACCGACATCCTCTCGCAGGGCATCGGCGTGCACGTGTTCCACGAGCCGATGAGCTTCTCGTCCATCGGCAACGCGTTCCTCGCGCCGTCGGTGGTGGTGGCGCCCCCGCCCTCGCCCGACGTCGTCACGCAGAACGACCTCGCCAACGGCGCGCTCGGCGCCGCCATCACGACGTCCTCGGGCAACTTCCTGCCCGCGGGCATCTCGTGGGGCGCGCCCGCGTGGCGGACCGGCTGGAACTTCATCAACGCCTACCAGTTCCAGTGGAAGACGAGCCAGCGCGAGCTGGTCCTGAACGAGCTGGCGGCCGACGTCAGCTACTTCGGCTCGTTCGCCGACGCCGAGGCGAGCGGCACGAGCGAGCTGCCCATCGTCGAGTTCGTCGCGCAGGTCAACGCGCTCTACCGCAGCAAGGGCGGCACGACGATCTTCCTGCCCTGCGACTTCCGCCGGGTCGGCAGCGTGACGGTCGCCGGCGTCAACGTCGGCATCTTCCACCCGACGCGCGACTTCGACCTCGCGCCCGTCACCTGGGGCGGCCTCCGGTGGCAGGGGTACGGCTGCAAGGGGCAGATGTACCGCCCGATCGAGAGCCCCTGCTTCCTCGAGCGCGGCATCCCCATCGGGATGCTCTTCGTCGTGCAGGACGCCGTGCACCAGGCGAACATGCTCGAGGCGCTGACCATCACCAACGAGCCGCTCGGCACCAACATCGTGCCGGACGCCAACCTCTCGGCCATCACGCTCGGCGGCGCCGGCACCAACGTGATGCTGGAGCAGACCCTCGACGCGGCGCCGGTCAACGTCCCGCAGCAAGTCAACGTCAGCCGCGAGGAGTTCAAGGGCGGCATCGTCAAGCTCGCGATCAAGATCAAGGGCTGGGAGATGCCCGGCGGCTGGAAGGCGTACTGCCAGTCGAACCTGCCGCAGATCATGGCGCCGAAGGCGTCCTGACCTCGGAAAGACGCCGCGAAGTAGGCGAAGTTAGTCGCGTAGACGGGCGGCGCGGGAAGATGCCGCGTCGCCCGTTTCGCGTTTGAGGAGGCGAGGAATGGTCCCGCGAGACAGAGACGTCCGAAATCTGGCGCTGTACGCGCCCAAGATCGCGCTCGGCATGGTGCTGGGCGTGCCGCGCGTGCCGTTCTTGGACGACATCCCCATCGTCTTCTCCTCGTCGACGGTGAACGCGCCGCCCGTCGTGCAGTCGTTCCAGAACAACCTCTCGCAGGACACGCTCATCGAGCGGGTGACGTTCAACCTGTTCCAGCAGAACAGCTTCCCCGGCAACCCGTTCCAGAGCCTCTACTTCAACCAGCTGAAGCAGTCAGGAGGGACCGGGGTGGGCGTCAAGGTCGCCGTGTACGGCGCGCCGAAGTACGACCTCGCGAACTCGGACACCTTCATCGACCTCGGCAACGTGTTCGACGTGCTCGCGACGACGTGGCCGGAGGGCTGGCCGCTCCCGAAGCAGTCCAACGTCAAGATCTCGGCGATCCTGCTGCAGACGCCGGTGAGCGTCCCGTTCAACGTCGAGGTCACCTTCACGGGGTTCTCGTTCCTCGCCAAGGAACTCGACGACATGAGCGACGCCGACGCGCGCGCGGCGCTGCGCAAGCTCGGCATCGAGACCCCCGACCCGAACGCGCTCATCGCCACCCACTGATCCCCCATGAAGTCCTCCGTCGCGAAACTCGTCAAGCTCCAGGGCGTCGCCGGCGGCGTCGCGCAGGGGCTGCGCAAGGCGCTCTACAACGGGCGCTACGAGATCGTGGCGGCGGGCCCCAACGCGGAGTTCGGGTTCGTCGGCAGCGACCCCTACGGCACGCAGGCGTACACGGGCCTCGTCGTGCCGTCGACGCCGACTGCGGCCCTCGGCGGCAACCGATACCTGATGCTACTCGCGCGCGCGAGCTTCCAGGGCGGCGAGCAGAGCCCCGACAACCGCGGCGTGCGCCTCGTCGGCTTGCGGACCTACGCGGAGCTGGTCGCGCGCATCCCGGCGCGGACCGGGCCGCTCGCGACCGGCGCGGGCCCCGCCGTCGGCAGCACGGTCACGTTCCGGAGGGAGATCTGCCAGCCGCTCTGGCACCCGGTCGACGGCAGCATCTCCTGGCACGTCATGATCATCAACAAGGTCACGCGCGACCGGCGCAACCCCCTGAACGTCGACGGCGTGATGTTCCAGGACAGCGAGAGCCCGGCCCTGCTCTACCAGACGATCGCGGGCCCGCCGACGGCGCCGACCGCGTACGCGGCCCCGAACGGCGGCCGGCCGTGGGGCACGGCGGTCCAGGGCCTCGGCAACATCCACGAGCTGCGGTACTCGTCGCGCACCGACCAGGCCGAGCGCACCCTCGACATACCCATCGTGCCGCCGTGCGACGTCGCGCTCTTCGCGAGCGTGCGGCAGAACGACCCCACGACCAACCCGTCGCTCGCCGACTCGGCCGTCACCCAGCAGTTCGTCGCGCTCTCGGACGAGGACCGGTTCGTCGTCGCCTACAGCCCGTACGCGCAGTACGGCAGCATCTACGGGTCGCTGTCCTTCGCGGACAACCTGGGGAGGGACGTGCCGTGACCCCCGCGCAGGCCGCCGGCGTGCCGGACTACGTCACCGACGTCCCGGTGCAGGGTCCTACTGACCCCGGCATCCGCGCGAACGCGTGCCTCTACGCGCAAAACACCCTGCCGGCCCAGCCGGCGTGCGTCGACTGCAACGGTCCGGTTCCGCCCTGGGCGCAGACCGGCGTCACATCGGGACTCTCAGGACCAGGAGAAGGACTCATGCTCGAAGCGATCTCGTACGGTGGCAAGAGGGCTCGTGGATTCGCGCTGGGCGGGCCGACCGACCCGGACATCTTCGCGACGCTGACGCCCGCGCAGCAGGCTTGGATCGGCAACACGCTGGTCACGCTCAACACCAAGGTCATGCAGGCGAGCGGGACGACCTGCGCGACCTGGGGCCCGAGCATCCCGCAGGCCGCGGGGTGCTTCCAGTCCTGGTACAACAATAACTACGCCCCGCCCAAGGCGCCCGGCAAGGCGCTGCGCACCGACGGCGTCGTCGACCAGGACACGCTCAGCGCGCTCATCACGATCGCCGGGATGCACGCGACCGACTACCCGACCTACCCCGCCACGCCCGCACCGCTCGCGAACCCCCCGGTCGCGAACCCGACCGCCGCGCCCGCGTCGACGACGACGAAGAAGCTGTCGACGGGCGCGATGGTCGGCATCGGCGTCGCGGGCGCCGCCGTCGTCGGCGGCATCGCCCTCGCGGCGACGCGCAAGAAGGGCGGCCGCCGCCGGCGCTGAAACACCACCACCCACGGAAAACAAGGAAAAAGTCCCATGCTCTACAGAGTCAAGGCAGGCGAGTCCCCGGCCCGCATCGCGTCGCGCTTCGGCGTGCCCCTGGCGTCGCTCATCGGCGCGAACCCGCGGAAAGCCACGACCGTCGTCGCCGGCCAGCGCACCTGGCGCAGCCTCGCCTCCGGCGAGACCGTGAGCGTGCCCGTCGGCGTCGGGGTGGGTTTCGTCGGCGCCCCCGCCGACGCCGTCGGCGCGCTCGTCGCCGCGGGCAGCCCCTGCGACCAGGCGAACGTCGCCCTCGTCTGCGCCGCGCAGGCCGCGCTCGGCCAGCCCGCGGACGGCAAGTGGGGCAGCGGCACGGCCACCGCCGCGCAGCGCGTCGTGCCGGGCGCGCCCGCCGGGTGCAGCCCGCGGCCCGCGTGGTGGGCCCCCGCGGGGCAGAGCAACTGCGTCGGCCTCCCCTCCGCCACCGCAGCGGCCGCGGCGGGCGGGGCCGTCGGCGTCACCGCCGCGGCGGCGGCGGCGGCCGCGGCGCTCTCCGCCGACCCGAACTACTGCGCGAGCGTCGGGCGGCCCGGCACCGCGGTCAACACGGCGATCCACAACTTCAAGGCCGCGTGGAACGCCGTCAATCCGGGCCAGGCCGTGCCCATCAACACGGGCAAGTACGAGCCGGTCACGGCCGCCGCGCTCTCGTCGGCGCTCGGCGGGCAGTCGGTCGCCCCCGGCTGCGGCGCGGCGCCGAGCGCGCCCGCCCCCGCGATCACCCCGTCGGCCGTCGCCCCGAGCGCGCCCTCGGCCGCGCCCGCGGCGGGCGCGCCGTCCGCCGTGACGGCGCTCCTGACGTACGACCCCTGCCAGCAGCAGAACGTCGCCGCGGTGAGCGCGGCCCAGCGCGCGCTCGGCCAGCCGGTGGACGGCAAGTACGGCACGGACACGGCGGCCGCCGCGCAGCGCCTCGTCCCCGGCGCGCCCGCGGGGTGCAGCCCGCGCCCGGCGTGGTGGTCGCCGCCCGGGCAGAGCAGCGCGCCCGCGACGATCCCGGCGGCCGCACCGGTCGCCGTCACCTGCCCGCCCGGCACCGCGCTCGACCCGCGGACCGGCCAGTGCGCGCCGATCCCGGCGCCGCCGCCCGCACCCTCGGGTGGCGGGGGCACCGGACCCGCGATCACCGGCGGCGGTGGCGGCACCCCGACTCCGAGCGGCCCGCTGCAGCCCGTCGTCACCGCCCCCGCCAAGGCGGGCATCAGCACCGGGGCGATCGCGGCCGGCGCGGTCGGCGTCGTCGCGCTCGTCGGCGTCGTCGCCGCCGCCTCGATGGGCAAGGGCGGCAAGGGTGCCCGCGGCGCGCGCGGCCATTCGGGTCGAGCGGCCCACAAGCGCAAGACGGCGCACAAGAAGAAGAGGTAAGTCATGGGCGAGTTCCGCATCGGGCGAACGTTCGCGCGCCACAGCTACCCCGACACCCCGCGCGGGGCCTCGGCGGCGTTCGCCAGTAACTTCGCGCTGGGCCCGGGCAGCGACCAGGCCATCGCCACGGCGCCCGGGACCGCCGTCTTCACGGCGGCGAACGGGTCGGCCGTCAGTGCGGGGACGATCACGGCGGACGGCGCCCCCATCACGCCGAACGTGACCGGCGACGTCCTCGTCGAGGCCGCGGTGGAGGTCCGCAACACCACCGAGGGGCAGATCAACATCTTCGTCTTCGCCCGGATCAACGGGACGACGACGACCACCCCCGTCGCCGCCGCGACGCTCGACTCGGAGGGCTACGAGTCCATCCCGGTCACGCTCCTCCTGCCGGGCGCGCTCGCGCTGGGGGCGACGGCGCACGTGAACCTCGTCGTCGTCGCCAGCAGCTCGGGCGCGCTGCTCACCACCTCCGGCTCCTCGCCCAACGAGGCCGCCTCGACGATGTACCTGAGAGAGGTGCCGCTCCCGACCGGATGAGAGGATGACCCATGGGACAGCCGAACAAGATCTACGAAGAGGTGCTCTGCGATCAGGTCCCGCCGACCCCTGCGGAGCCGCAGAACCCCGCGTGCGGGTACAAGAGGTGCTGCCCCACGGTCAGGATCTTCGACGACGGCTCCGTCGAGCTGACCGACGACGACCCCGAGATCGGGTCGGTCGGCACCGTCAAGCTGAGGCCCGAGGTGGCGGAGCGCCTCGGCGTCCTCTTGACCGCGAGGAAGAGGTAGGTCCAGATGCACATCATCGGTCGAGGTCGACACGCCAGGGAGACGTACCCGACGCGCCCGCAGTCCTCCGCGGGCGCCCAGAACCTGTCGATCGGCGCGCCGCCGATCGTCGACTTCAACGCGCCGTTCGTCCCGGGCACCTCTCCCCCCACTCTCTTCGCGGCGAAGCTGTACACGCCGAAGACGAGTGGGCTCATCCAGGTCAACGGGAACATGGCCGTCGTCAACGACGTGAACGCCGAGATCTACGGATTCGGCATCGTCGTCATCACCGGGACGGGCCTGTCGGTGTCGGGCGGTTCGGTCACGCAGAACGGGTGGGTCTTCGGGACCAGCACGCCGCCGGTGATCGGCGGCGTCCAGAGCGGGGCTCAGATCATCACGGCGGCGGGGGGGTCGGTGGCCGCGAGCGGTCAACTGGTCAGCGCGTTCATCGGGATCTCGAACCCCGCGCTGCCCGTCGGCGTGCCCGTCGTGCTGGCGGTCGAGTGGAACTCGGTCGGGGGCCACGGTGTGACCGGCGTCTCCATGCTCTCGATCAGCGCCCAAGAGCTGTGATGACCGGCGCGATCCTGCTCTGCGCCCTCGTTGGCGCGACGCTCATCGTCGTGCGCGGGACGCTGTTCCGCCCGATTCAGAGCAGGTGGCCCGCGCTCTTCCAGTGCAGCCAGTGCACCGGCACGTGGGTCGGCGCCGCGGCGGGGGCCAGCGGGCTCGTGTCCGTCGGGCGAGGGTGGCTGGTCGACGCGGTCGTCGTCGGCGCGGCGACGAGTTTCCTGGCGATGGTGGCCGACGCGATCCTGCTGCGGCTGCTGGGTGATCCGGAAGAGGGGAAGTCCTAGTGGAGAGCGGACTGCTCATCGCCGACCGGGAAGTTGACGCGGGCGAAATCGCCGTGCAGTCGACGCGCGGCGCCGTCGTACACTCTTGCGGCATCTTCTTCGGTATAAAAACGTTCAAGATGTATCAATTTGTGGTCGACTCGGATCCGCGCTCGCCATGGGGGCGAACTCGCATCTCTGGTCACGCCCTTGTATTTAGACGCTCCACACGCTCTCTTTCGCGCGTTACACGCATTCTGAGTCGCTGTTGCTTTCCTCAGATTTTTTCTGCGGTTGTCAAGACCATCTCCGTTCACGTGGTCGACGTCTTCCGTCACGTCCGCGCTCAAGAGCCAGCGGTGGAGTCGAACAGTACGTCCTCGCACTTCTCGAACGGCGTACATCCTTCCCGTTTGAGGGTGTCGATAGAGGTACCAACAGTACCTCATTACTCTGGCAGCGTCTCTAACGTCGATCTTCGTGAAGGCGCCCTGCGTGAGCGGAACGAAGAAAACACCAGCCTTCATGTAAGGGTTAGCTCTCCTAGCCTTTGCTTGGACAGCTATGACGGCGCCTCCCGAGAACTGCCCCTTCCGTACAGCCGTCTGGATGCACGCGTTGTTGCCGCATGTTCGTCGACGCCTAGATCGGCTCGACTTGCCGCAGACGACGCATGGATAGCGTACAATCGTCATCGTTCACCTCCTAGTACGAGGTCGAGCCAGGCCCCGGCCGGTGACACGGCGCGGGGCTATTTCAATGGAGGACATATCACATGCGCCGCAGACTAACGACCCTTCGCGCCAAGCAGGGCGCTAGCCAAAACGGCGCTCCTCGGGCCGTCATCGACGAGGCGGTCTACCGCGAACACGGAGCCCACGTGTACGCGGGCAGCCACTACGACAGCCAATACGCCGGCTGGAGCTGGGCGACTCGTCCCCGCGATCAACCTATCTTCCTGCGCCGTCACTTCGTGACGTCCGTCACGGGCCCCAGCGCGCCGAGCGGCCCGACCTGATAGCAGGTGACACCCGGCTGCCCGCCGGACTACCATCCGGCGGGCAGTGATCGCGAGCGTCACGATTGCAGATAGCCGGGAGGGCGAGATCGCCGACGCGGTCGCGAGCGTCGCGCCCCACGTCGACCTGGTCCTGCTTGTCGACACCGGCGCGACCGACCGCACGGTCGCGCGCGCCCGCGAGGTCGTCGGCAGCAAGCTCGCCGTCACGGCGCACGAGTGGGTGGACTTCTCGACTGCGCGCAACGCGGCGCTCGACTTCGCGCGCGGGCTGTCGGCCGAGTGGGTCGTCGTCGTAGACTCGGACGAAAGAATTCATTTCGGCTCCACCGACCTGCGCGCGGAACTCTCTCGCGCGCGGGTCGACGTGCTGCTCGTCGACGCCGACGACGGCTCCTACCCGAAGGAGAAGGTCATCCGGGCGGCCGCCGACGTGCGGTACGTGGGGCCCACGCACGAGTGCCTCCTCGGCGGCACCCGCGAGACGCTGCGCGGCGTGACGTTCAGCGAACTCGCGAAGAGCGACGAGCAGGTGCGGCGCAAGTGCGCGCGTGACGTGGCCCTCCTGCGCCAGTACCTCGAGTCGCACGGGGACGACCCTCGCTGGCATTTTTATCTCGGCCTCGCGCTCGAGGGGGTCGGCGACCGAGCCAAGGCTGCCCGGGCGTTCGGCCGCTGCGCGCGGATGCGCGGGGCGGGCCACGAGGCCGCGTGGGCGAGCTTCAAGCAGGCCGAGCAACTCCTCCTGCTAGGCGAGTACCAGCCAGCGATCCGCGCGGCCGCGCGGGGGCTCGGCGCCGACCCGACGTACGCCGAGTGCGCGTGGGTCGCCGCCGAGTCGGCTCTAAAACTGGGCGCGACCGACCAGGCCGTCGCGTGGGCGCGGGTCGCGGAGTCCGTGGGGCGCCACCGCGGGTGCGGTGTCGACCGACCCCACTTCCGCCACCTGCCCGCGCTCTACGAGCTGCCGTACGACGTACTGCGCGCCGCGCTCCCCGACGCGCCCGGCAGGGCGCGCGCCGACCTCGAGTACCACGCCGCCCGGCAGGCGCGCCTGCGCGCCGTGACCGGCACCGGCGCGCGCGACGCGGACTGGGTCAGCGTGTCGCGTTCCGCGTCCGCGGCGGCGCGCGAGGCCGCCCGGTCGATGCTTCGGCCGCCCCCCATCGGCAGCGCGTGCCCGAGCGCACGCGCTACCAGGATCCGGTTCGAGCCGCCGGGCGGGCGCCTGCCGATGAACCCGAGCGTCTGTCGGCACGACGGGCAGCTCTGGTGCGTCGTGCGCGCAGTGAATTACACGCTCGGCAAAGGGAGGCAATACGCCGTGCACGACCCGCGCGGCGTCGTCCGGAGTGAGAATTACCTCGGCGTCTTAGAGACGGATGGACGACTAGTGGACCCGATGCCCATGGAGGACCTCGACCCGTCGCCGCGGCACCCGTCGGGGATCGTCGGCTACGAGGACGTGCGCCTCGTCTCGGTCGACGGCGACCTCACCGCGAGCGCCACGGTGTGCGACCGCGACCCGGAGGGGCGGCGGCTCATCGCCCGTCTATATATCGACGATGACGGAGATATTGAGCGGGCCGACGTCCAGCCGTCGAACCAACTCCACGAGAAGAACTGGCTGCCGCTGTCGGTCGGCGGGCAGCTCGTGTGGATCTACTCGCTCGACCCGACGGCCGTCCTGCCCGGGCCGCTGCGCGACTGCCCGCTCGCCCTCGACCACTTGCGCGGCGGCGCCGCGATCGCGCACGACGGCGGTTATTTGTGCGTGACGCACGAGGTCGTCGACGCCGCGGACGGTAGAATTTATCTGCACCGGTTCGTTCGGATCGACGCCGAGTGGCGCGTCACCGGCGCGACGCCGGCGTGGGTGTTCGCCCACCACGGCGTGGAGTTCTGCGCCGGGCTGGCCCGGGACGGCGACGACCTCGTGCTGACGTACGGGGTCGAGGACCGCGAGGCGTGGGTGCTGCGCGTCGACGCGCGGGAGGTGGGGGAGATGAGGTGGGTCGAGCCGTGAGCCAAGAGGAAGTCGAACTCGCCATCGACCGGATCCTGGGTATGATCCCGGGCTGGTGCACGCCAGAGAAGGCCAAGCGCATGGCGCAGCTCGCGCGCGGCGCGTCGCTCTGCGTCGAGCTGGGTGTCTTCGGTGGGCGGGGCGTGTGGTCGATGGCCCTCGCCCTGCACGACCAGGGCTTCGGCCGCGCCGACGGCGTCGACCCGTTCACCGCGGACGCCGCGCTCGAGGGTACCAACGACGCGGCGAACGCGGACTGGTGGGGCCACCTCGACTACGCGGTGATCGAGCAGTACGCGCGGTCGTTCTGCCACATGCTCTCCCCATACGCGCGCTTGGTGCGCGCGACATCTCGCGCTGTAGTCTCCACCTACGTGGACCGGACGATCGACGTGATCCACCAGGACTCCAACCACTCGGAGGAGGTCTCCTGCGAGGAGGTCGAGGCGTGGCTGCCGAAGGTGCGGCCCGGCGGCCTCTGGATCTTCGACGACGCCGACTGGCCCTCGACGCAGAGGGCGCAGGGCATGCTCGCGCAGCGCGGCTGCGCGCTCGCGGAGGACCACGACAGATGGAAAGTGTACCGTACGCCGAAGGAGACCGTGTCGACGTGAGCGCGAACGCGAGACTTACCGGCGTGGTCCTCGTCACGGGCGGCACGGGCAGCTTCGGCAAGACGATCGTACGTCGACTGCTCGCCGAGCCGGGTGTAGAGAAGATCCGCGTGTTCTCGCGCGACGAGGGCAAGCAGGACGCGCTGCGCGAGGAGCACGGGAACAACCCAAGGATCGAACTCGTGACCGGGGACGTGCGCGACCCAGAGTCGATCGAGAGTGCGATGCGCGGCGCGCGCTGGGTGTTCCACGCCGCCGCGCTGAAGCAGGTGCCCAACTGCGAGCGGTTCCCGGTGGAGGCCGTCAGGACCAACGCGCTCGGTTCGGAGAACGTGCGGCGCGCGGCGGTCCGGTGCCAGCCGGAGGCCGTCGTGGCGATCTCCACCGACAAGGCGTGCGCGCCGATCAACGCGATGGGGATCTCCAAGGCGATGATGGAGCGCATCCTGCTGCGCACGCAGGAGCCGAGGAACAACACGCGCTTCGTCTGCGTCCGGTACGGCAACGTGATCGGTAGCCGAGGGAGCGTCGTGCCGCTCTTCCTCGATCGCGTCCGGCAGGGGTCGCCGCTGCCGATCACCGACCCGACGATGACCCGTTTCCTGCTCGACCTCAGCGAGGCCGTCGAGCTGTCACTGGCCGCGATCCTCGGCGGCCGGCACGGACAAGTCTGGGTCAAGAAGATGCCGGCGGCCACGATCGCGGATCTCGCGGCGGCCGTCAGTCCGCGGCCGGACTACCCCCGTGAGACCATCGGTGTGCGTCCTGGCGAGAAACTGCACGAGGTACTCGTCAACGAGGAAGAGATGAGGCGGACCGAGGAGCGCGGAGACTTCTTCATCATCTACCCTGGCGCGCGCGACCAAGACCTGTCCGCGCCGACCGCGCGCGAGTACACGTCGCGCAGCACCGACAGGCTCGACGTCGCGGGCGTGCGCCGGATGCTGGAGCGCGCCGGGCTGGTGCCGGCGTGAGGGTGCTCGTCCTCGGCGCGCAGGGGATGCTTGGGGCCGCGCTGGTGCGCCAGCTCTCCGGCCGGATGGACGTCTTCGGGACGACGATGGAGAACGGGAACTACGAGGACCGACTCATTCGAGGGGTCAACATCTCCAGGACAGCAGACATCGAGCGTGCCGTGGACTGGTCGAGCCCCGACGCGGTCGTCAACTGTGCGGGGATCGTCAAGGGCGAGTGCTCGACGCGTCACGCGAGTGTCGTGTGGGACGTCAACGCGCGCGCGCCGCACGCGATCGCGGCGATCGCGGGCCGTCGCGGTTGCAGGTTCCTGCAGGTGTCGACCGACTGCGTGTTCAGCGGCCGGACCGGAGGCTACCGCGAGGGCGACCCGACCGACGCGGAGGACACCTACGGCAAGTCGAAGGCGGCCGGCGAGGTAGTCGGGCCACACTGCCTTACGATCCGGACGTCGTTCGTCGGGCGCGACCCGCGCCGCCGCCGCGGGCTGCTCGAGTGGCTGCTGGCGAGGGACGCCGCGGGAGAGCCCGTCCAAGGCTACACGCGCTCGCTCTGGTCCGGCCTGTCCGCGCCGGAGCTGGCGCGCGCCGTCGGGCTCGCGCTCGCCACGCCGGGACTGTCCGGCCTCTACCATGTCGCGGGTCCGACCGTCAGCAAGGCGGACCTGCTCGAGGCGCTCGTGCTGGAGGGGTTGACCTGCCGCGTCGAGCGGGTGGACGGGCCGCCCGTGGACCGCTCACTCGACGGGAGCAGGTTCGCGGAGGCGACGGGGTACGCGCCACCGACGTGGGCCGAGATGGCCCGGGAGCTTGCCGATGACTGAGCCGGAGATCACGGTCCTCATCTACACCGCCCGGGACGACTATCCGTACGCTGGCAAGGCGGCGGGGTGGCACTGCTTCGAGCCGTTCCTGCGCACGCTCGCCGACCAGACGTTCCGCGACTTCGAGCTGGTGCTCGTCGACGCGCTGTGGGAGACGCGCCCAGACTGGTTCCGCGGTCGGCCGCAGCCGTTCCCCGTCAAGCACGTACCGACTACCCCGAACTACTGGCAGGCGCGCGGCAGGGTGGGGCTCGCGACGCAGATCAACCGCGGGTTCGTCTGGGCGGACGGCAAGTACGTGTGGATGGGCGCCGAGAACAACCTCTACCCGCCCCACCACCTGCAGCTCGTGTCCTCCATCTGCCGCGCGGGGAAGGTCCCGGTGGCCTGGTACGGCGTAGCCGATCGTGCTGACTGCAGCCGCCCGATGCCCGCCGAGCTGCCGGGCGGCCCGTGCCCGCCCGTGCAGTTCGACCTGCACGGCTTCTCGCAGGAGGACATCTACACCATGGACCACAGGGCGGCCCGGTTCGTCGACGACCCGGCGCTCGTCGTGTCACCTTGCCACGAGCACCACTACTTCGGCTACTCGCTCGTGCCGCTCGACGTGGCCGTCACCCTGAACGGCTTCGACGAGTTAATGGACGGAACCAAGTCGCTGCAGGACTGCGAGTTCGGCACGCGCGTCGTCAAGGCGGGCTGCTCGCTCGTCATGCACCGCGACCTCTACGTCGTCGAGCCGCCGACCAAGTCCGAGACCGGCAGGGAGGTCGGCTACGGCGGGGGGATCCGCAACCAGGACTCCTTCCAGTGCAATTACGCTATATTACGACACAACGAGATCACGGGCCGCCGAGTCAACAGGAAGTTGCCCGACGGGTACGCGGCCGACGTGCAGGAGCGGGTATGCCGGGGCGCCTGCCCCATCGGGGACAAGTGCCGGACCGGGGCGATCCCGGAGTCCGCCCTGTACCCGTTCTGCGAAGGCGATAGCGGGGCGCTGGCGCGCGAGTGGCACGCCGCCGCGCCCGACCACGAGCTGTCCGCTGACCGCGAAGCGCGCAAGGCGGGCAGGCCGCCCTACGACGCGGGGTACGTGCAGTCGTGAGGACCGTCTGCGTCACCCTCACCGACGACCGGTACGGCAAGTTCACGCCGCACGCGGACCACATGCGGGCGCACTTCGCCGAGCGCGGCGTCGACGCGCAGATGTTCTACGGCATCCACGCGCAGCGTATCGGCGTCAACGCGGTCGTGACCTCCGCCGTCATCGCACCGCAGGACCCCGACCAGACCCACTCGATCGGGATGATGCCGACCGGGTGCTGGCTGTCGCACCGCGCGCTCTGGGCGGCGCTGCTGCTGCTGCCCGACGACGCGTTCTTCGTGGTCGAGTCGGACGCCCGCTTCGAGCCGAACTGGCGCGCGCGGTTCGACGCCGCACTGCGCGACGTGCCGGATAACTGGGACATGCTGTACGTGGGCAGCTGCTGCACGTCCGCGTCGCGCATGCACGTCAGGGGCGACGTCTACTCGGACGCGCGCCCGCAGTGCACGCACGCGTACTGCGTGCGCAAGAAGGCGCTGAGGACGCTGTGCGAGGTGGCCGACCAGGTCGGCGCGCGCAAGCCGGTCGACACCATGCTGGCCACCGACGCGAGTACGCAGCTGCGGATCTACACGGTGATCCCGCGCATTGTGGACCAGTACGACGCGAACATACCACCCTGAGGAAGGAGAGATCATGTCAGACCCCCATCAGGACCCGCACCTCGGCGGGTCGCACGTCACGCAGGTCGACTCCTACACGTTCCTGCCTGACATCTGGGAGAGGCTGATCGGCGACTACGCCGTCAAGAGCGTCCTCGACGTGGGGTGCGGCGGCGGCTTCTCCACGAAGTGGTTCGTCGACCGGGGCCTGCACGCCGTCGGCATCGAGGGGGACCCGCGCTGCCTGGCCGCGCGCCAGTGCGACCCGATGATCGAGCACGACTTCACTCTCGCGCCCTACGTACCTCGAGACACGTACGACCTCGGGTGGTGCGCCGAGTTCGTCGAGCACGTCGAGGCCGCCTACATGGCCAACTGGATGGCGGCGCTGCAGAAGTGCCGACGCGTGGCGATGACGTTCGCGCGCCCCGGGCAGGGTGGCTGGCACCACGTCAACGAGCAGGAAGAGCCCTACTGGCTGGAGCGCTTCGCGGCGTTCGGCTTCGACCACGTGCCCGATGCCACGGCGTGGATGCGTGCGACGAGCCGGGGCGAGCCGTGGGGGCGACCCACGCTGACGTTCTTCCGTAACCGCGTCATCGGTCACCCCTGATCCGTATCTCGAGTACGTGATCCGCGCACCACGCGCGAACCATCTATTCTTCCATTTCGCGCACGCGGGTGGACGCGCACGTCGTCCGCCGGAAGCGGCCAGCGTGCGGCAGCCTCCGTGTGGCTGAGCCCTTTAGGGTGGTACTCGCCGCACATCGTGCAGTGCCATTCATTCGAGTGCGCCGCACACGGCGTGCGGAACTGAGAGAACGAGCACTGCAAGCACGTAGGGCTCCACGCCATCACGTCATCTCCTGGTTCAGTCGCGCGCAGTTCTCAGCGCGCGACGCAGACGTCGGTCAGCTGCCCCGAGATCGGACTGACGCCCGTGCACGTGGGGTCGCTGCCCTCGTCCATCGGAGCGAGCGTGCCGAGCGCCATGGCGAGTTCGCCGGGGTAATTGCGCGCGGCTCCGTCGACGCTCACGGTGAGCACCGTGCCGCCGCCGCTGCGGCTGACCGCGACGCGGTGCGGGCCGCCGTCGTTGACGGCGCGGCCGTCGTGCGTGACGTTGTCGTAGCTGCCGGCGGAGCCGTCGAAGACCTCGATCCCGAGGTCGCCGGCAGCCGTCATCCACACGTCCCACCCGGGTCGGGTGTCGTCGCAGTGGGTGCGCTGGTTGAGCAGCGCCATGTACGACGCGGGCGCGTCGGTGGTCGCGATCGTGAACTCGATCCGGAAGTCGCCGGTCCCCACCCCGGACAGGTCCGAGACGCAGGCTCGCGGAGCGTCGACCCCGCCGTCCCCGCCGTCCCCGCCACCATCGTCCTGCCCAGCGTCCTGCCCGGCGCCGTCGGGAACGCCCCCGTCCCCCGAAGTCGCCTGCCTGTCCAGCGTCGCCTCGACCGGGTCGGCCGGCGCGTCGTCGCGGCCGCCGTCCTGCGCCGCGACCGACCCGCCGTCGTCCTGCGCGGCGGGCGAGTCGAGCGCCGTCGTGAACGGCGCCCCGCCGCACCCGGCGAGGGCGCACGCGGCGACCAGGACCCAGCCGGAGCCCCTCACGTCTCTACCTCGTCGTCGGGGACCGGCGCGAGGTTCGGGTCCCCGTCGTACGGCACCATGTCGCGCCGCGACCCCACGGCCCTCTCGACCCGGCGCCTCCGGCGCTCGGCCTCGAACCGGAGGCCGACCACGAGCATCGTGGCGCGCTCGAGGATCTTCACCTCGTCGTCGCTGAGGGTCCGCAGTTCGGCGTCCGAGGGGAGCAGGCAGGAGGAGTCTTCAGTCAGCATCTCGGTGAGGACAGACGGGGCGGCCACCGGTTCAATTCACTCGCCCGTCGCCCGGCCCGTGTTACAGTGTAACCGCAATGGCGGGCAGCCTCCACCTCGTCACTGTCGGGACGATCAGCCCGCAGCCGCCCGCGGCCGAGGACCACCTGTTCGTCCTGCCGCGCGACCCCTCGCTCCAGCCCGCGCCCGAGGCGACCCTGCGCAAGGCACCCCGCTCGCGGGTCGGCTACGTCTTCGTCTTCCCGCGCGACTGCGTCCTCGTGCGCGCGCACCTGCACGCGAGCGCCCGCGCGCTCGGCAGCTACAACACGCTCGGGCCGGGCGGCCCGCGCCCGCACGACGTCTGCCTCTTCGAGGGCGGCGAGGAGGTCGGCAGGCTGCTGACGATCTCGGCCGGCGCGTCCACGTGCGACGTCCGCGCCGAGCCTGGACTGCCCGTCCGGGGCGGCGTCGAGGTGCAGTTGGTCGTCCCCGTCGCGCGCGACGCGTCGGGCGCGCTGATGAACTTCCTGCTGTCCTTCGAGGTCCAGTGAGAGTCGCAGAGATCCCGTTCGGCGCCGTCGGCATCGACTGCCTCTCGCCCATCTCCGCCGAGGTCGCGAAGGAGATCGCCGCGCACGTGCTGCCCGGCACGCGCACCGGCGTCACCTTCGCCTTCCGCTACCTCGAGAACCTGACGGCCGAGGAGTTGGACGGCCTGCTCGCCGCCGGCCTAGGGGTGGCGTTCGTCGGCGAGGGTCGGGTCGAGGGGTGGGACGCGCAGAGCGGTGCGGCCGACGCCGAGCGGGAGCTGGCCCGTGCCGAAGCGCTCCGCCTGCCCGCCAGCGCGTCGCCCCTGCTGACGCTGGCGTGCGACCTGGAGGGGATGGCCGGCTGCACCCCGGAGCAGGCGGGCGCGTACGGTGCTGCCTGGGCCCGCAGCATCATCGCGCGCGGGTTCGCTCCCGAGGTGTATGTCGGCGACGAGGTGCCGCTGTCGCCGATGGCGCTCTACGAACTGCCGTTCGTAGGGTACTGGCGGTCACTATCCAATGTTCAGCAAATCTCCGTCGCGGACTTCGGCGTCTACCAAGCGTACCCGACTCAGCAGCTCGCGCTGCCGAGCGGCCGGTTCGCGGCAGACTGCAACTTCGTAGTAAGGGACAAGAAGATGCGCCTGCCCTCGATGGTCCTGGGCGCGTAGCCGTGCCAGTGTATTCGGCGTGACCGACGCCGACGGCCCGCCCACCCACCGCTCCTCCGGCACGATCGCGCTCTTCGAGCAGACGGCCAGCGAGGCCGTGCGCCGGCTCGACGCGCTGCCGGTCAGCGAGGGGGTCGTCGACCTGCGCCGCGAGGCCGTCGCGCTGCAGGCGCTCTTCCGGTCGTGGAAGGTCCGGTCGCCGCCGCCCGAGGAGCGGGCGCAGGCGGTCGCCCGCGTCATGGACCTGCACCGCGCGGTCGAGGAGTGCGTGGCTCGACGAGGTTAGCCGGCAGTGTCGAGGTCCGAACGCATCAGGTCCAGTGCCCTTGGGTCCAGACCTTACCTGGCTGCTTATGCAATTCAACAGCGCACATGTCCATGCCGTCACCCGGATCGAGCCCGAGTCCGTTGTCCACGATCTTCGCTCTCTTCGCAGACGCGACGGGGAGCTTCAGCTCGACGATGCGCCCGGTGGAAAAGAAGAGCCGCACCTCGTTCTTCTCGAGCCACTCGACCATCCAGATGAGAGGGTGGTGCCGATGACGCTTCATCGAACCCTCAGCGGCGCGATCTTGCCGGGAGCCTGTCCCTCAACTGCGCGATTCCAAGCATCGAGCAACTCGTCTTGATGGATGCGTATCCACTCTTCCACCAGACGCAGCGCGAGACTCGGGATGTCGCCGTCCAGAACGGAACCGTCTCGGATGTCGATCTGCGCCGCCCACTCCGGGCGCTTACGATGCCCGTAGTACGCGTGAATGTGCGGCGGGTTGTGGTCGCGATAGAACATCGTGATGACGATGTTGTAGAAGCGTGAAAGTTCGGGCATCTCAGTCAATCATCCTCAGAGAGTTTTCCTCCAAGAGCGTTGACCGGTATGAGGAGGGCCACCGGTTTCCCGGCCTTCGTCAGCAGGTAACGCTTGCCGCCCCGCGCCACGTCGCGCACGTACTCGCCTGGCTGCGTCCGGAAGGTCGAGAGCGAGAGCGGTTCGGGAGTAGATCGGGAGCGCGACATGCGGACGATACTATCGCACGATCGCACGATGCGCAAGGAGCTTGCCCCCGGCAAAGTCCTGGCGGTAGATGAGTCGGATGAACCCTATCGCAGCCCTCACCCTCTACGTCGCGTCGGTCCTCTCCGCCATCGTCCCCAGCATGCACGCGGACCGCCGCGAGTCGATCGCGGGTGACATCGCGACCGTCGTGGTGTCCGAGACGCGCGCGTTCGCCGACGACGCGGACGGCCAGAAGACGGCCCTGCTACTGGTGTCGATCGCGCACTACGAGACCGGCCGATCGTGGGCGTCGTGGATCGACACGGGCAAGTGCCTCGATCCCGCGTGGCGCCAGACGCACCCGCAGTGGATCAAGGCGGGCGACTGCGACGGAGGGCGCTCGGTGGGTCTCTGGCAGGTGTTCCTGCCCGACGCCTCTGTCCAGGATCGGCTCACCTTGGCCGCGGACAGGAAGGCCGTGATCCGCGCGGCGCTCGCGAAGGCGCGCGCGAGTCTAGAAAAGGGGATCGGCCTCTGCGGGTACTCCGGCGAGGCGTACCCGCGCTGCAGGCTGGCCCACGACCGCCTCGAGACGGCGCGCGCGTGGGTGACTCGGTTCCCGTTCCACCCTGGCACCGACGCGTCCGGGGGCGACCTGCACGCGAGCACGGGAGTCGAGTAGACTCGGGGGGTGCGCCCCGACACGACCCGGAAGGCGGTCCTCGCCGGTGCGGCCGCCCTCGGGGTCGCCGGCGTCGCGGCGCTCGTCGCGTCCAGGAAGAGTGGTCCCGCGCCGCCCGCCGCCAGGCGCGTCGCGCTCGTCGGCGACTCGTACGCGGTGGGGCTCTGGCCGCAGCTCGCCAAGCTGCTGCCGGACTTCAAAGCAGAAGGCCATGTAGGAACGAATACCTCGCAGTGGGTGAACCACGATCCGGCCTGCGGCCAGTGCGGCGACTGGCTCGCGGCGTTCAAGCCGGACGTGACGCTCGTCTCGCTCGGCGTCAACGACGGTCCGCACCCCGACCCCGCGAACTACCAGGCCATCGCGCGCGCGCTGCACGGACTCGGCACGCGCGTCGTCTGGGTCGAGCCGCCCGCCGCCGTCAACGCGCCCGCCGCGCGCGCCGCGATCGCGTCGCTCGGTGTGCCGGTCGTGCCGGCGCCAAACGTGCCGATGGCGCCGGACAGCCTGCACCCGGCGTCGTACGGTCCGTGGGCCGATAAAATCGCCCGACAGTTGACCCAATAGTTGTACGCGCGTATAACCGATGGATGGTGCACCGAACCATCACCAAAGTGGGCGGCAGCCTCGCCGTCCTCATCCCGCGCGACGTAGCCGAGGCGATGGGGATCGAGGCCAGCAGTCCCGTCCGACTCTCGATCGTCGGGCGCAGTCTCGTCGTAGAGCCGGAGGACGACACCCTGCCTGAAGCGTCGTTCCGCCGAGCGTTCGCGACGGTGCTGCGCCGGTACGGTCCGGCCTTCAAGCAGCTGGCCGACTACGACGCAGGCCGATCGGCTCGCCCCCGACGAGCCACGCGATGAAGTTCCTGTCGGCCGAGTGGGTGGTCGTGATGCACGACCAACTCCTCGAACAGTACGGGGGCGAAGAGGGAGGTGGCCACCGCGGCGCGCAGTACGAAGGCGTCGAGGCCGCCGTGCAAGCCGTCAAGAACTCGTACTACGAGTCACCTCAAGAACTGGCCGCCGCGTACGCCGTCTACATCGTACAAGGACACATCTTCATGGACGGGAACAAGCGCGCCGCGTCGGCCGCGATGCTCACGTTCCTGGTGGCCAACGATCACGAACCTCGTCTAGACGCTCGCGAGACGGCCGCGGTCATGCTCGAACTGCAGCAGCGCGCCGAACGAGGGGAACGGACGGGTACGCTGATCCAGTGGCTCGCGGTGATGCTGTAAGATCGAGATCGCCAACGTGAAGCTCTCCCTCGCCCAGCTCCGCGCGGTCGCCGCGGCCGCCGGCTTCCCCGACCCCGACCTCATGGCGGCCATCGCGATGGCCGAGAGCGGCGGCGACCCGGGCGCCGTCAACGACACGCGCGGCCTGTCCGACGACCAGATCCGCGCGAAGTTCGGGCTGCCCGCGGGCACGCCCGTCGCGCAGGAGTGGAGCATCGGCCTCTGGCAAATAAATGCCCTGTCGGGCGGCGTCGACCCGGCGCGACTGACCGACCCCGCCTACAACGCGCAAATCGCCTACGCGCGCTCGGCAGGCGGGGCGAACTTGAACCCGTGGTGGCTGACGGTCAGCCGCGGCGCGTACAGGAAGTACCTGCCGCCCGGCTATGGGGCGCCCTCGCAGGAGCCGCTCGCGCCCTGGGCCGTCCCCGTCACGCCGCCCACCCGGACCGGGGGGTCGGCGGCGCTCGCCGCCGCCCTGGGCGGGTTCGCCCTCGCCGCCGCCGCGGGGTTCGCCGCCTACGCGAGCCGCGCGCGCCGGCGAGCGCCGGAGTTCCCGGAGCCGGACGCCTACCCGTTGTAGGCGGCCCGGGCGGGAGCTATCCTCGATGGGAGTGAAGACCTCCTCCAAGGTGAGCGTCACCCTGGCGACGGGCGTCGGCGCGTTCGCCGGCTACGGCCTGCTGCACCTGCACGACCTCGGCCTCCCGCCGTGGAGCGCGTGGCTGCTCGGCGGCGCGCTGACCGCCGCCGCGTCCCTTGTGCACCTCTACCAGGACCCCGAGCCCGCGAAGGACCCGGCGCCGTGACCGAGACCGTCTCGCTCGGCGGCCGCCCGGTCGCCGGGTTCGCGCTCGGCGACTCGGTCGCCACCACACCCTCCGGCACGGTGTCCCCGCGGTACGCGGCGCTGATGACGGGCGCCGCGGCGGGGCTGCTCGCCCACACCCTGCGCGCCCCGCTCTGGGCCGACGTCCTGGTCGGCGCCGCCGCGGCGGTCGCCACGAAGGCCAGCATCGACCGCGCCGCGGCCGCTTAGGGACTACAGGCTCGCTTCCGGGCCCGATCTCGGGCAGAATCGGGATTGACAAGACAGTCACGTCCCCCGTGACCCGGAAAGGGGTCCCGCCTCATGAGCCACATCGTCGGTCGCGGCCGGTACGCGCGCGAGACCTACCCGAAGCCGCCCGCCGCCGGCAACGGTCCGCAGGCGTCGAGCGTCGTGGAAGTCCGGTTCCCCATCGGCACGGCCGCCGCGCAGACCTCCGCCGCGTCCATCCCGAACGGGGCCGTCGTCGGCGAGAGGTACCTCGCCATCGACACGCCGTACTCGCCCGGCACGACGATCGAGGTGGGCAACGCCGGCAGCCCCTCCCTCCTGATGGCGACCACCGACAGCGTGCCGACGTCGGACGGTGTCTACAGCGTGCCGGCGGACGACACGGTGTGGCCCGGGCCCGCGGCCGTCCTGGTGACGGTCGGCGGCGCCCCGGCCGTAGGGTCCGGGTTCGTGGTCGTCCAGTACGTCGCAGTCCCGCAACCGTAAAGGATCCCCATGGCACTCTGGCAGAGACTCCTCGCCCGCTTCCCCGAGCTAGCCAAGGGCAACTCGGGGGCCGGACCCGCCGTCGACTGGACGGCGGGCAACGTCCAGAGCATGACGCTCGACGCGGCGACGGTGACGCCGACGTTCGTGGCGCCTCCGGGCGGCGTCTTCCTCGCGCTGCTGCTCACCCAGGACGCGACCGGCGGCCGGGACGTCGTGTGGCCGGCAGCCGTCACCTGGATCGGCGGGGGCCCACCCGCACTGCTCGGTTCGGCCGGCGCCGTGACGCAGATCAACTTCTACTTCGACGGCGCGACGTACTTCGGGTCGCTCACGACCTCGGGCCTGCCCTCGTCGGCCGTACCGTGGACGCGCGACATCCTACCCGCCGACAGCCCGTTTACTCCCACCGCCGCGCAGCAGTACGTCACCGTCAACACCTCGACCGGCGCGGTCACCGTGAATACGCCGCTCGCGGCCGACGGGGTGAGCCTGCCGACCGACGGGCAGGAGTTCGAGATCAAGTGCGTCGCGGCGTCGGCGACCCCGTGCACCGTGGACGCCAACGGCGCTGGCGTCACCGTGGAAGACCCGTCGAACGGGGGCACCCTCGGCGCGACCGGGAGCATCCAGGCCGTCGCCGGCGGGGCGGCGAAGTTCAAGTACAGGGCAAGCGACAAGAAGTGGTTCGCCAGAGGCTCGTTCTAAGGGGAGATGTAGATGAAACCTCTCAAGCTTCTTTTTCTGATGCTGCTTGCCGTCGTAGCTTGCAGCCAACCTTCCACAACCCAAGACGCCGCGCCCCAAGCAGACGTCGCCCCCATCGTCGAGGCGTCAGGCCCGAGCCAGGACAACCTTCCCTTCTCGAGGAAGCCTCACCCTCAGACCTTCACGCCGGCCTCGCCCGACACGCGCACCCACGCGCAGCTCGTGATGGCAGCATGCACGGCTCCCGACGGCTCTTGGCGATGCGCGGGGAAGAAACCCATCACGTTCATGGTAACGGGCTCGACGCCGATCATCCCAGTGTCATGGACAGTTTCTAAATGGGTCGTGAACAAGACGACCGGCAACGACAAGAACGACTGCATCACGGCGCTGACGGCGTGCGCGACCAAGCAAGAGATCTGGGTGCATCGCCTCGGCGCGGCAGTCGGTACATGTCCACGGTTTCAGCAAGCCACGACGTTGGAGCAGGATGCATCCGACACCGATAATACAGATCCGATTTACCCGTGCGCCGCAAACGAAAAAGGAGGTTCCTTTATCCTTCAGGGAGGGGCGCCAGCATCAACCGCAGCGGTGTTCACTAGAAACACTGCGAAGTCTACGACTGCGGGAAGCAATACTCTTTTGTCGGGGAGTTTTTCAGCGGGCGCGCCTGCAGCAGGAGTTCTCGTTCAAAATACTACAGCCGGCAAATCATCACGAGCGTGGATCTACAAGACGGCGGGCGGCGCAAATTGGAACCTCACGCAACCTCTCGTACCGGTTACGCTGCCAGCGCTTCCACTGCCTCCAACGGAGGTGAATACCTGGGCGTCGACGGATACAGTCAACCTCCTCGTACCCGTCGCAATCAATGTGGTGAGCATCGATGGCATTCTGGGCGATGCAAACGGAGGGTTCAACAACGCTTTCTTTCTATACAACATGACGGTTTTCGATCCGGCTGGCGCTGGTAACAACGAGCTGAACATCGGAAACAACATCGTCATGCTCGAAGTCGGCACGCAACGCATTGCCGTCTTCAACGGACAGGCAGGTGAAAACAATGCTGCGGGGCGCCTGACATCCAACGTTTTCTATCAAGGCGGCATCGCGTCCTTCGGTGGTGGATTCATCGCGGCCACGATTCCAGGATTCGTTGGCGATCCTACCCTTCAAGGTGGAGCCACACTGCTTGCAAGCATCTTCAGCGGGCCCGCGCTCATGGGGTCCGACTTCATCTGGGCTGGTAACGGAGCGTTTGCGAACGGTTTTTCGCTAAATAGCAATTTGTTCTTGGATGGCAATATCTCCAACTTCGGCGGCACGGTGGTCGTAGCCGGCGCGTCAACCGTGATTTATGGCAGCGGCACGAACAACATCAACATGATGGGATCGAGTCACCTGGACAACGCAACGGGGAATAACTTTCAGTCGACGTTCACCGCACCCGGGTTGGTGACCGGAATCAAGCTCAATGGCGGCACGTCCGTGTCGTGTCACACCAACGCCGATCCGGACGTCTTCCACACCGCCACCACGACCCCGGCCCACCTCGACGCTGCGTGCGGAGCGGGAACCGGACTCGGAAGCAACGGCTTCCAGATTGGCGGCGCGAGCGTCGCGAACTTCTAGCCGTCGATGTCCCTGGTGACTATGACGACGATTGCGGTACCGCTTTCGGCTCTAGCGCCCCGAACCCCGAGTTTTCTGAACCTCACGAGCTTGCCCCAAGGCCCATTCTCCAAGTTCGATGTTGGAAGTTCGTCAGGCCAAGTGTCGTGGCCTAGTACCCACTCAACTCCACGGCCACGTCACCTTGCCGAAGATGATGCGCGCGGCGCGCTCCCTCCCGAAGCCATGAGCACCGGCTACTCCTACCTGATGCCCGGCCCCTACCTAGCGCAGGGGTCCGTCCCGCCGCCGCGCGCCCGCCTGCCGTTCGACGTCGTCGTGCTCGCGGCCGTCGAGCACCAGGACGTCGACCTGCCCGGCTACGAGGTGATCCGCGTCCCGCTCGACGACAGCGGGCCGCCGCCGAGCCCCGCCGACCGCGCGCTCATCCGCGCGACCGCCAAGCGGATCGCGGCGCGCGTGCGCGCCGGCCGGCGCGTCCTCGTCACGTGCCACCAGGGTAGGAACCGGTCCGGAGTGCTCGCGGGCCTGGCGCTCGTCGAGCTGGGGCTGCCGCGCGAGCGCGCCGTGGGTCGAATCCAGCGGTACCGGAACGGCCTGACGAACCCATTTTTCCGCGCCATGGTTGCTGGTACACTCTAGGCCCATGGCAAACCCCAAATCCACGGCGAAGCTGCAGCGGGCGAACCAGCAGGTGCGCGCGCAGGGGGCCAAGCTGCGCGGCGCCGCGGGGGCGCCCTACCGGACGATGAAGTCCAAGCGCGCGCTCAAGATGGGCGCGAGATAGGAGCTTGCCGCGATGTACCGGGTCGGACTGGGGGAATCTCCGATGCAGATCGCTCGCCGGCTGACCGGCCGGCCCGAGCGGTACCGGGAGCTGCTCGCCTCTAACCCACACAAGTCGATCGTCCACGTCGGCGGCGCGCCGACGTTCGCGTCGCTCGGGGTGGGCGAGCCGATCGCGCTGCCTAGGGGCTGGCTCGGGGCGTCGTACGCCGACGACCTCGCGGCGGTGGGCCTGCACCCGGACAACCCGGACGGGATGTACGCGGGGCTCATGAGCTTCATCAAGGACCCGGTCGCGTTCAAGAACGCCGACCCGAACTGGCCGGGCGCGCGCGACGACAAGATCTGGTGGGACGACGGCAGCGGCAAGATCGCGCTCCAGTGGCCGTTCATGGGCGGCAAGTGGCTCGACGCGGCTCCCGTCGGGTGGAACGACGCGAAGCTGCGCGCCGTCTTCAAGATCCCCGCCGGCGCCAACACGAAGGACTACCTCGCCAAGCTCTACCGGGTGACCGGCGCCGACGCGAAGAAGCCGTTCTTCCTGCAGTCGCACACGCTGACGCACGGAGGCGGCATCGACCTCAGCCAGGTGACCAAGCCGTTCGAGGACGCGTACAACGCGGCCGTCCCCATCCTAGCGAAGGCGTCCTCTGCGCTGGTCTTGGCCGCTCCATTCTTGTCGGCCGTACCGTTGGTCGGCCCCGGACTGACCGCGACGGCCCTGGCGCTGGGCGCGCTCGGGCCTGCGCTAGAGAAACTGCGAGAGCAGGGAGCCAGTCCCGAAGCATTGGCCGGCGCCGCGCAAGCCGCCCTCGCGGCAGCTCCGGGAGGAGCGGGAGCGACGGTCCAGCAGCTCGTCAGTTCTGCTCCGCAGCTAGGCGACGTCGTCTCCCAGGCCAGCAAGATCGCCGGGGCCGCGACGCCGACCGTGCAGCAGATCCAGCAGGGCCAAGCACTGTTGCAGCACGTGATCCAGTCGACCCCGTCGCTCTCCAGCGTCGCCGCGAAGTTCGCTCCCCACGTGCTGTCACCGGACGTCGCGAGCAAGACGGTCCCCGCCTCTGATGTCCCGAAGAAAGTGATCGGTCTCAAGCTCGGGCCGGCCGCGGCGGCAGCGGCTGTCCCAGCCAAACCCGCGCCCGCGCCGGCAGCCACCGCGCAGGCGGCGTACGGCCCGTACCCGGCGCACCGATGAGTCTCGCGGGGACGCCCGGCGCGCGCGCGCCGCGCGACTGGCGGCTCGTGCCGGAGTTCACCGCCGCGGCCGCGCGGTGCGCGAGCTGGGGACCGCCCGCCCCGATGCAGCCGGACCTCGACTACATCGGCAAGCGCCTGCTCTCCCAGAGCGAGGGCGGCAGCGCGACCGCATACTACGAGGGCGCGCTCTACCGGTTCTCGCGCGGCGACGGCGTCATCCGCGCGCAGCCGTGCCTGTCGGTGGGCGTCGGGGCGGCGGCGGAGACACTCTATTTCCTCTACCGCAGGACCGACCCGCAGGGTGGCTGGGCGCCCGTCAACGGCGCGTGGGTCCCGGTCGCGGACGCCGAGGAGCAGATGACGGTCGCGCTCGCGTCGCAGCCGACCGCGCAGCTCGGCGCGTACGTCTGGGACGGCGCGACGATGGCGTGGAAGTTCTTCTGAGAGCTGACCGTGCGGGCCGCGACTCTGCTGGACACACTCGGGTACGCGTCGCTGCTCGCGCTGGCGGCTGGGGCAGTGATCGTGGTCGGCGCGCAGCGAGCCAGCATCGGCAGGTTCTACGAGGCGTCGGTCACGCTGGCCCCCGGCGAGATGCCGCCGGTGTACGTGATCCGCGGCGGCTCGCTCACGGTCAGGGCCCCCGGGGGCGGGCGCCTGCTCGCCGTGTCCGCGTCCGACCCGCGCCTGCTCGGTGACGCCGACGGGCCGTCCGCGCGCCAACTGGGCAGCTACGTGACCGCGTCCCCCGAATTGACGATCCCGGCCCGCGCCGCGTACGAGGGGGCGAGCGGCACGCTGCAGTTCGTCTGGCAGGACGTCGGAGGCGTCACCCAGCGGACGACGGTCCCGTTCTCCATCATAGCGGACGCTTTTAGCTGACGCGCGCGTCAGATGTCGGCGCTCTCCTCCTCGCCGAGGACCGGCGGGAAGAACGCCTGCGGGACCGGTCCGTCCTCGCGGCGCTCGGGCGCCAGCGGCGGGGCGGGCGGCTCCGCGCCCTCCTGCACGGGCGCGAGCGACGGCGTCAGCACCGCAGCGGCCGCCGTGTCCTGCGCCGGCCGGCGGCGCTCCTGCGCGCGCAGGATGCCCGAGCACGCCGGGCAGTAGCCGGCCGCGTTGACGGTCTTGAGCCTGTGGCAGCGCTTGCAGATCGTGGTGCTCATGGACTCGACTGTACTACAGCGCCGCGGTCGCGCCGCAGCCGCGCGTACGCGCCGCCGAGCGTCCGGAACTTCGCCACCGCCGCCCCGCACTCGCGCGCCTCCTCGGCCGCCGGCGAGTCGCGCCTGACGACGTACGGGCCGAAGAGCGAGTAGACGACCAGCCACTTGTGCCCCTCGCGCGTGGTCACCCGACCCTCCGCAGGTTGGAGTGGCTGCGCGCGTGCGCGCCGCGCCAGCGCCGGAGCAGCTCCCGGCTCACCGGCGGGGCGGACCCGAAGCTGTTCAGGTCGCCGCGCTCCGCGTCGGCGATCGCCTGGTGCGCGATGGTCCGCACGAGACGCTGGACCGCCTCGCGCTCGGTGTCGCCCTGCGCGAGGAGGTCGAACCTGACCCAAACCGCCACCCAGACGTCCCCCTCCCTGAACGTCAGGATCTCGCGGCCGACGAGGCACTCGACTTTCCTCACGCCACCCTCCCCTTGAACCCGCCGCGCCAGAGCGTCCAGCCGACGAACGGCACGGAGATGAAGGTCAGGGAGACCAGGTCGAGCCAGTAGACGCTGTTCGCCGCTCCCCACGCCGACAAGACGAACGCGGCCGCGTAGACGCCGTCGAACTGACTCTCCCTCACGCCGGCCACCTCCACCCCTCCGGCAGCGGGTACCTCGCCTCGAACTCGGCGACGCGCCGCTCGATGTCGGCGCGGTAGCCCTCGAGCGTCTCGGCCGGGTCGGCGATGAGGTGCTGCAGCGACGTCACGTTGGGCCGCCCCACCGCGCTGTACCGGCCCGCGTAGATGTCGGCCTGCATGTCGGGCAGGAGCGCCGCGATCGCGCGGAGGCGGTCCTGCGCGGTCCAGGCGGGCGAGAGGGGAGGGTCCGGGGGCTTGAGGGGGTCGGTCATGTGGGGTTCCTTTTTGCCAATGCCTCGTCGATCAGTCCTTTGGCTACCGACTCTTCCACCAAACCTGCGCGGCGGATGTAGGTCTCGATCTCTCGCGTCCCATGGTGTCCCGTCGAGTCCTTGATGTCGATCGGCCTGCGTCCCATCTTGTACGCGGACGTCACGAACCCACTGCGCAGCGAGTGGCCGCCGAAGTTGTCTGGGTTTAGACCCAGCAGCTTGACGTAGTGCTTCACGCGCTTCGAGACCCCCTCAGGAGCTAGCCCTGCAGCCATGATCTCGCCGGTCACCATGTCCACGCCTCTGAAGACGGGACCGCGCTTGATGCCTGCCACCGACAGCCAGCGCCGCAGCGCGCGGACCGGGCAGTAACGCTCGTCTGCGACGGGAGTCAGCGCCACCACGAGCCCCTTGCCCGTCTGGTCGGCCTTGCTGCGCGGGATGGCCCAACTCAACCCTCCCTCGACCGGTTCGAAGTGCTCGACCCTCGCGGCCGCGATCTCGCTGCGGCGACGCCCCCCTCCCTGCCACCCCACGAGTATCATCGCCCTGTCTCGGACTCCGCGCGGGTCGTCGCCCATCAAGTCGCAGACCTTGAACAGCAACGCTTCGCCGGTGAGCCCGATATCCTGCTTCTGCCTCTTGGCCGCCGTCCCCTTCAGGCGGGCCAAGGTGTCGCGAGCCTCTACGATAAGCGGGTCGTTCCAAATGCTTGGGTAGCCAGATCTCCTGTTGCTGCGGCAGATGGCGGACAGGGCTCGCTGGATCGAGCTGTGGCCGACCGGCCCCTTAGGTTTCCCGCTCGGGAGGTCTTCAGGGTGACGGCCGCGGTCGGCCAGGTCGTACAGATAAGCGCGCACTATCTTGGGATCCGCCGGCATCACCTTGGTCACGCCGTTGCGGTTGCACCAGGCCGCGAAGCAGTGCAGCTCCAACTCGTAGGCCCGGCGCGTGTTCGGCGGCACCACCGCGTCAGGCGCCTCTTCTGCGCGACGATAGATCGCGACCATGTTCTCGCTGGGTTCGGCGAGATCCTTCGACGATCCAGCGTGTGGGATTATGTGTTCTTCAACTGGTTGCATGATAACGATACCGTATCACGCTGCGCGAATCGAAGTCCAGTTCGGCGCCGGCGACCTCGATCCGACCACCTCTAGAAAGCCGATCCGATCGATCCCGATCGCGCACCCCCCTGGTAGATCGCCCGGCTGCGAGCCCGGCTACGTGCCCGGCTATGCGCCCGGCGGATCGCCCAGCTCACCCTCGTAGTTTCCCGGCGAAAGCGCCGCGCACGGCGCCGCCAGGTGACCGGAGACGCCCCGGTGGATCTCAGTGTACCCTCTCACCACGATGCCGAATCAGATCATCCTCGCGTGGAAGGTGCTCGTCGCCGGCACCTCGCTCAGCCCCGGCGCCGCCGCGACCGCGCTCGCCGCCGTCCCGCTCTACGCGAGCGCGGGTGCCGACCCGGTCCTCGGCCAGGCGCTGGGCCTCACGGTCTCGAGCGACACCACCTCGAACGACGCGACGAGCGCGACGCGCACGCTGACGCTCAACATGACGGCGGCCGTCGGCGCCCCCCACGCGCCGCCGCCGTTCCCGTGCCGCCCGGACACCGCGGCGCCGCCCGCGCCGCCGTACGTGCTGCGCAAAGCATCGCCGCTCGCCGGCGACTTCGTCCCGGTCAACGGTTCGCTGGTCGTCGCGACGAGCGCCAACCAGAAGGCCGCGCTCAACGCGCCGACCGACGTCGTCGAGTTCGCGTCGCAGCCCGGCGTCTACTACTCCGTCGCCGCCGTCGGCGCGACGTCGGTCACGCTCGCCAGCGCCTTCACGGGCACGACCGGCGAGACGGCGGCCAGCAGGGTCACCCCGAACCCGTCGAAGCTCCCCGCCGTCTACTCGTCCTCGCCCGACGACACGGGCGGCTTCGCGACGGTCCCCGCGATCCCGGCGGGCGTCGGGGCGCAGACGGTGAACATCGAGTACATCGACTCGACCGGCGCCGGGCCCTTCCTCGTCACCGCCGCGCTGCGCGGCAGGGCTCCCGCGCCCGTCACCCTCGCGCCCGGGAGCGTCGACATCGCGGTGATCGAGGACGTGTGGGTGTCCGCCACCGGCGGCTTCGGCAACAGCGTCGGGCAGGTCACGCTCTGCGACCTGTCGGCGCCGCTGCCCGCCGTCCCGGCGAACGCGACGCCGGCCCAGTTTCTCGGACCGCTGACCGACCAGGCGCAGGCGCTAATCGACCGGCCGCTCGCGTACCTGCCGCCGAGCTACTTCGCGCTCGCCCAGCAGGGGGCGGCCCACCCGCAGCTCGCCGGCGACTTCCTCGTGACGACCGGGTCGACGACCGTCTTCACGACGGAGGACCAGACGGGCGCGCTCGCCGCGGGCAACGCGATCCGGTTCGCCGCGCAGCTCCGGGACACGCCGCCCACCGGCCCCGTCGACGTCTCCTACGTGATCGCCGCCGTCACCCCCCAGCAGGTCGTCCTGGCGACGCCGTACACGGGCCTCGACTTCAACAAGCAGGACTCGGACAACAAGCCCGCGCCGACCAACGTGACGGCCAACGCGCAGAAGATGCCGACGGCGGCGTACCTCGTCGCGCCCAGCCCCGCCTCCCCGCCGTCGACCGCGCAGCTCGGGGCGCTGCTCGCGCAGTACGTCAACCCAGGCAACGCCGTGCCGCCGCCCAACGCGCCGCTGCCGCCGCAGACCATGTTGCCGGCGCCGACGCTGCTCAGCGGGGCGTTCACCCAGGCGCTGTCGCTCGCGCTCGCGGTGCCGGTCGAGCCGCAGCCGATCACGTTCGCGTGACAGTGTTTGTTCTTTCCGCAGAGCATCCCTTTTCCGCCACAGGGTCTGAGAGTGATCGTCTACAGGAAGCGACAAAAAACAGGCGGCCCGGACAGCCCCCACCAGCGAGAGCAGCCGGGCCGCACCATGGCCCTCACGAAGCAGTGTCGAACGACGTAGAGGCTACCCGGGCGACCCGTGCCGGTCAATACGCCTCAAGATCGTCCTCGCCGTAGAGCCCCGACCCCTCGCCCTCGTCGAAGACGAGGCCGTACCAGGTGCCCGTCTTCGGCGTCGTCGGCCTGGGCTCCTGCCGCTCGTACCAGTCGGCGGGCCAGCCCGGCGTCGCGTCCATCGCGGCCTCTAGGTCGAAGAACACCTTGTCGACCGCGCCGACGAAGCCGTGCCGCGTGCGCACGAGCTGCCCGAGCGCGAACCTCTGCGCCTTCTCGACCCGGTGGCGCGCCAGGTAGCCGATCCGCCCCGTCCGCATCACCCACCCTTCCCGATGCTGACGATCCCCTGCACGGCACCCTCGATCGGGATGACGAGGTCCGCGACGTCCGCGCAGGCGCGCAGGATGCTCATGAAGACGGCCCACCCGTCCGGCCCCGGGATCTTCTTCGCGTCGTCCCACGACTGCAGGATGACCCGCCGCTCGTCGTCGGGCAGCTCCGCCGACAGCAGCCGGTCGAGCTGCGCAGGCGGCACGTCGGGGAAGGTCGCGACCACCCGGGCGAGGACCTCGGCGCGGTTCACGGGCAGGGGATCCCCGCGTCGTAGGGCGCGAGCTTCTGGTCGCGGATGACCGCCTGCAGCGACGCCTGCGTGGCGCAGAGCAGCAGCGCCTGGTTGCTGTCGGCGTCGCCCGCGTACCGGTACGCCATCGCGCTCGACCGCGCGGCGTTCTCGACGTCCCGCGCGTCCTCCGCGGGCAGGCCCCCGCAGCACTCGGCGAGCAGCGCCAGCAGGCACCCTACGAGCCGCGCCCTCATGGTCAGGATGGTAGCGCCGAAGCGGTCCGGCGAACAAGCAGCGGTCCAGGATAGACTGGACACGATATTGTCTACAACCTATACTCCCTCCGTGGAGTTCCCCACCACCGTCAAGGAAGCCATGTCGCCCGCGCACTCGCCGACGCTCGCGGAGGTGTACCGCCTGTCCGTGGACCTCCTGCGCGAGCGCCCGGACGCGGTGCTGTTCGGCTCGCACGCGGTCAACCTGTACGTCGAGCCGCCCCGAGCTACGGCAGACGTCGACTTCATGTCGACGAACGCGGAGAGTTTCGCCGACGAGTTGCGCGCCCGCCTCGCCGAGCAGTTCCACGCCGCCGTCCGCGTGCGTACCGTCGCCCGCGGCAACGGCTTCAGGGTCTACCAGGTGCGTCGCCCACCGGAACCGAACAGGCACCTCGTAGACGTCCGGCAAGTCGACGACCTACCGAGCGCCCGAGACGTGGACGGGATCCGCGTCGTCGCGCCGGCCGACCTCGTCGTACTCAAGCTCGCGAGCTTCGTGGCTCGCCGACACACGGACAAGGGCATCTCCGACCGGCTCGACCTGCACCGGATGCTCCTGGCGTTCCCGAAGTTCCGGCTCCCGTCGTCGGCCGTCGAAGCGAAGCTGCGAGACGCTCCGCCGAACATCCAAGAAGCGTGGGAGGAGATCCTGTCGGAACCGATCGAGCGCGCCGACGACGATGAATACTGAGCGGGGCCTCAAGACGGGCAGGCGCTACGACCTGCGGGCGCTGCGCGTGGCACTGGGCAAGACCCAGGTAGAGGTCGCCGGACACACCGGGATGGGGCAGGGCGACGTGTCGGTCCTCGAGCGGCGTGGCGACTCTAAACTCTCGACGCTGGGACGATACGTCGCGGCCCTCGGGGGTCGACTGGAAGTGGCCGTCGTCGTCGGTGACCGGCGGTACCTGGTCGACGTGGGCGACGCGCGGTCGCGCTAGCTAGGCACCCACCTGCCCTCGCGGACGTGGCCGTGGTGCCCGCACGCCGTGCAGAGGCACGACTCGAGCAGCGTCAGCGGCTCCCACGAGACGACCGTGTGGAACGCGACCTTCCCGTCCTCGCCGTGCGCTTTCCGCGACGCCGGCGTGTCGAACGCGACGGCCGAAGCGCAGCTGCCCTCACCGCCCTCGCGCGGGTGGCGGCGGATGAGCCCCACCCACTCGCCCGCGGCGTCGACGGTGGCGTGGGCGGTCACCCCGTGGCCGAGGTCCAGCACGCCCTCTCCGAGATCGGTGTCGCCCTTCGGCCACATGGCTTACCCCGATGCTAGCGCTACGGCGGCCCGGTGGTCCACCGCTCGCCGTCGGGCACGCCGACGATGCGCGGCGTCTGGTGCCAGAGACTCGGCTCGCGCGTGCCGTCCGGGCGCTTCGCGCCGACGACGTCGACCGACGGGTTCACCTGCCACACGCCAGCCCCAACCCTCGCCAGTCCCCACGTGCGCCGGCCGCTCGGCCCGACCTCCACGTACGGACCGTCCGGGTTGACGGGGACCGCCACGTAGAGAGGTTCGCCGGTGTCGTCGCGGCGGACCCAGGCCCACAGCTGCCACCACGCACGCGCGCCGTCGCGCGCCGATCTGACCGTGCACTCGCCGAGCGCGAGGTCGCCGGCCCCGACGGATCGGTAGCGGAGGTCCAGGGTGACGAGAAGTGTTGCACTCGCCCGCGCACTCGGGCAACCTGGATAGCGACAAGATGAGCAGTGCCAGCGCGCCGAGAGGCGGCGCAGTCGAGGTGTCACGGGGTGGGTCGACCTACGCTCGCGCGTTCGCCGTAGCCCAGCCATGAAGTGGGGGGGTCTCACGATGAACGTCACCTGTTCGTTCCCATTGCCGCACGACTTCCCCGCCACCCTGCTCCCCCCGACCATGCACGAAACCGACGACGACGAGAGCCTCATCGCCATCCCCGAACCACCTCCCGGCACCGCCATGGAGACGGCGAAGCGCGCCTGGCAGGTCGCCTGGGGCGCGAGCAACGCGGCCGCCGGCTACCACGCGAGCGTGATCCGGCACATCCTCGAGCACGAGCGGCGCATGCTGGCGCAGGTGGGCGTCCTGCGCGGCGAGGTCGAGCAGCGCATCCAGAACGACATCGCGAGCCTGAAGCGGGACGTCACCAAGGACTTCGGCGTGTTCCGGCACGCGCTCGTCTCGGCGCTCGGCTCGGTCGGCATCCACATCAACCTCTCGCCGTCGGGCGAGCACTCCGTCGCGCGCCTCACGCAGGGCGACGACGCCGAGGCGCGCGACCGCATCGCGTCCAGCCACGACCTCGAAGAGGGGCTCGCCGAGGTGGGTGAAAAAATTGACGAGCGGTTCGCCGACCTCGCGCGCGAGCTGCGGCCGGGCAGCCCCGTCCTGCAACCGGTCCCGAGCGAGCGTGTGAAGGAGCTGCTCGGGCAGGAGCGCGCGCGCGTCGACGCCGACAACAAGATCATGCGCCTCGAGATGGAGCGCAGCCAGATGGAGCTGGCGCACGCGCAGGAGCTGAAGCGCCTGGGCGACCAGAAGGCGGAGCTGGCGGAGGCGAACTCGCGCTGGCTGAGGATCGCGTTCCTAATCGCCGGCGGCGTCGTCACCGTGCTCGGGGGGCTGCTCATCTGGGCGCTGACGAAGTCACCGCCGTCGCTCGGGGGTTAGATTACGCCGACCGGAGCACCCTTCGAGGGCCGTCCCCGCGCTCGACCGCAGCGATGCAGGACTCGATGCCTTCGCGACGGCCATTGAAGAAGGCCCGCATCTGGGGGTCGAGTGGTTGACCTGTGACTTGCGCGTACTCCTTCTCGGTCGCCTCCACGCCGACGTAGATCTCCCGCAGGCGCGCCGCCCACCGGTCCTTCTCGTTCTTGAGCGTGAACTCGTAGACGACGGGCGTCGCCGACCGCTCCCGAAACGCCATCGCTGCGGCGTCGGCGGCCACCAGGCCGTCCCGCTCGAAGATGCGCAGCCACAGGGCGCGCTCAGGTTCGGACTCGAAGCGAAACGGCGCCGGTGTCTTCATCTCTGACTCTTTCGGCTCAGTCATCGTCTCTTCCTTTCTCGCGCCGGCCGCGCCACACCGCGGCGTACATCCGGTCGAGCGCTTCGCGCTTCGGCCGCTCCGCCTCGAGCAGGCGGTCGGTGACCTCCTGCCTCGCGCGCTCCGCGGCGCGCATGCGGTCGAACGCGTCCGCGTCCATCACAACGGGTCGAGGCGCTCTGGGAGTGGGGGTAGCCGCTTCGCGAACGCCTTGGCCGCGCAGTCGGCGCTGCAGGCGTCGATGCGGTAGTTGGTCTCGTTGATCTCTGGACCGACCTTCGAGCGGACGGTCTGCCCGATGACTCGAAAACCCACTTCTGGGTCGATGCTGTACCACGGCTCGTGCTCGTGGCGCTTGTCCTTACCGAGCACGAAGGTGCGCTGCTTGCCGCAGCCGTCGCAGGTGATCGTCTCCCTCAACTCGACGGACATACCCTTACCCTTTCCGGTGCGATGTTTGACGTGCTCCACGCTCATGACGGTTTTACATCTCCCGCTACCCGTCACATGTTCATCATCGACATCGCGGTCGCGTAGTCGAGCACGCCGTCGGTGCGCAGCTGCGCGGGGAACCCTGGCACCAGAGCGCCGGCCGCGGCGGCGCCGGGCAGCAGCGGGTTGACGTACTTCTGGTACGTCGACAGCACGCTCGTCCAGGCCGGGTCGCTCGCGTTGCCGGTCACCATCGACGGCAGGTAGGCCGAAGACGGGATCCCCAGCTCCTGCGCCGCGCCCATGTTCGCGAGCGCGTTGGCGAGCACGGTCTGGTACTGCCTGACGACGTTCGGGTCGGTGACGACGGTCGTGAAGGCCGGCGTCCCGCCCGAGGCGGGCAGCGGCGACGCGCCCACGTCGGTGATCGGCATCGTCGACGGGAGCGTCATCGGGATCGCCTGCAGGACGTCGAAGACGACGGTCGTCGGCGTCCCGCCGATGGACGCGACGCGCACCGCACCGGGCAGCACCGCGTCGAAGAGCGCCTGCGCCTCGGCCACCGTCGCGACGGGGACGCCCGCGACCGGAGCGAGCTGCGCGACCGAGTAGCGGTGGCCCGCCTGCAGCTGCGTCGTCGACACGGTGGGCAGGTTCGGCAGCGGCAGCAGCGGGACCGCCGGGATCGTCGGCGGCGCCGGGGGCGGCGCGGTCGGCGGGGTGACCGCCGCCGGCAGCGACGGGGCCGGCGTCACGAGCGGCGCCGGGACCGGCTGGGCGCCGGGAGCCTGGGCCGTGGACGCGGGCGCGGGCGCGGGCGCGGGCATCGGCAGCGGGGCCGGCTCCGGCGGCAGCTGCGGCGCCGCGCTCGCGCTCCGAGCGTGCATCACGACGAGCGCGCCCACGCCGAGCGCCGCCGCACCCACCAGCACCGCACCCACGCCCAAACCGCCGGACCTAGCCATGGAGGGCATTCTACGTGCGGATCGGTAGAATGGCCAAGCCACTACTTGCGTCCAACGGCGGGCAGGGCGACAATGTCACCCACAAGAGGAGATTCTATGGCGACCCGCAGGCGGGTCGTCGACGTCGCGCCCCGGCGCGCGGCGCCGGCGGTCCGCGCGATCAAGGTGCTCGTGCTCCCCGACGAGGACCCCGACACGTCCTGGATGGACGACCCCGAGAACGCCGACCGCCGCGAGGCGTACGAGCGCGGCGACTTCGCGTTCGTCGGCGTGCGCGCGGAGGCGGAGGTCGTCGTCGAGGGCGTCGCGCAGACGCTGACCAGCGGCGGGCTCTGGGGCACCGAGAGCGACTCCGGCGAGGAGTACCTGCGCGAGGTGGCCGAGGAGGAGTACCGCGACCTGCGGCAGATCCTGCTGTCGATAGGCGTGCCGAGCGCGCAGGTGCCGGCGAGGATGGACCCGAGCTGGGTGGAATGGAGGGCTTGAGCATGGCGAAGGGAATCCGATCGTACGGGCCGGGCAAGTTCGCCACGGTCCTCGACAGCTACGCGTACGAGATGACCCTCGACGGCGGAGCCGACGAGGAGGCGACCTACCCGCAGGAGGGCAGCGGGTGGTACGGCGTAGTGTGGTTCGAACCGGGGACCCGCGAGCGCGTCCGGGAGATCGCGGAGGAGGAGGGTGACCGCCTCACCGAGGAGGAGGAGGACCTGCTCGACGAGACCAAGGCCGTCATCCTCTTCGAGCGCTCGGACGGCATCGTCGAGGTCGAGTGGTACGACAACCTCAAGGAGGCCGAGGAGGCTTGGGCCAACGTCCTCGTCGACACGGAGGGTGAAGACGAAGAGGAGGACGAGGAGTACGAGGACGAAGAGGACGAAGAGGAGGCCGACTGATGGTGCGCAGGTTCGTGAACGACGCCGCCGCCGAGGACGCGATCGACACCGACGGCGCGGCGCACTTCCTCTCGTCGTACGACGGGCAGTCGCACGAGACGCGCGGTGGGCTCGTCTACTGGAGGCACAACTGATGGACATCCTCACGTGGCGAGGCGAGCACCGCGGTGAGCGCGTGCCAGCTAAAGTAGGTATGGAGGTCCGTATACGCGGCGGCTCGGACCCCTACGTCATCACGCGCATAGATGAACCGAACGGACGCGTGGCGATCAAACCTGCCGCGTGGGCTGGTCACGAGAGCTGGATCGATGCCGATTCCATCGTAGCGTACGTGACGCATGGACGACACGAACGCACGGTCAGGGCTTCAGGACGCAGGCAGCAGCACCTCCCCGGCATCGAGCCCGGCATCGAGCCACTCGAGATCGAGGTCCCCACGATGGACTGGGAGCAGATCGGCGGCGACATGGACCCGGGCGCGCACGGCGGGATCATCGCCACCGGGAACGGGCGCGCCATCGAGCTGATCGAGATCCAGCCCGTGAGAGAGCACGTCGGCGACAGGGAGGCGGCGGACGTCGGCTTCCCGTTCTGGACCAAGCAGGCGTACTTCGACGCGGAAGACCTCAGCTTCGACAGCCCCGACGTGCGCGACGCGCTGCGGTCGGTGGGACTCGAGCAGGAGACGCTCGAGACGATGACGCCGACCCAGCGCGCGGTCGCCATCGCGGAGGCGCTGCTGCAGTGGGGTCGCGGCGACGAGGGGCCGGCCGGTTGGTCGGGGGACATCGAGATCCCAGAGAAGGTGAAGTGGTGGGGCGGCAAGGTCGCCGGCTCGGAGTACATCGCCGACGAGGACGAGTCCTTCGTCCGTGACGTCCTACTCGGCAACCTCGACATCGACCACGAGAGCTTCGGCCCGAACGAGGACGAGCCCGAGAGCGGCCTGCGCGTCGTCGTGCGCGGGACCGACGTCGAGATCACCGAGTGGACGGACATCGAGGCCGCCAACGGGCAGGAGCAGCCAGAGGGGGAGAGGGTCGTCCGCCAGGACGCCCGCGTCGACCTAGACGAGCTGCTCGACCCGAAGGGGCCGCACCGCGGCACGTACAGCCGGGATCGTCGCGACGTGACGCTGCTCGACGTCGCCAAGATGGACCCCGAGGACCAGGAGGAGGCGATCGTCGCCGCCGCCATCGCGTACATCGGTTACCACGGCGGCGACGAGGAGTTTGTCGACGCGGTCGGCGACTGAGGAGGAGACGAGAAGATGCCCCGCAAACCGATCCAGGACCTCATTGAGGAGCTGCGCTCGTGGCTCCCCAACTACGGCCACGGGCCGAACGAACTCCCGACAGTGCTATGGCGGATGCTCGCCAGCATGCCGGGCGGAGAGCAGGCCGAGGACATGGGCTACGAGCCGTTCAACCTCGGCTGGAAGGAGGTCGAGCTGCTCGGCAACACGCTCAACGCCGTCCAGGACAAGCGCGACGTCGAGGACCTGATCCAGGGACTCATCGGCGACGAGGAGGAGGATCAGGTCGAGGAGCGGCGTCATCGCACGCCACCGAGACCGCACCACCGGTCGCCCGTCCCAAGACCGCAACCCGCCCGCCGCAACCCGGCGGCGAGGAGGCGGTGATGAGCGGGAGGTGGACCGTGGCAGCGGGTCGAGAAGTCCTCTTCGACGGGAAGCCGTTCGTCAGCGTCAACCGCGAGGGTCGCGCGCGCCCCGTAGAAGCGGACTCCGTAGCCCACTTCCTCGCGGAGGCCCTGAACCATCACAGCATGACGCCCGACCTGCTGTACCAGCGGCAGATGGGGCACGCGCCTCGCCGCGGCGGCGGCGCTCGCGAGTCGCGGCGCAGCTACTCGATGACCTACGGGACGCTGCCGCCGTTCGACCGGTTCCTCGTCGACGTCCGCCGCCCCGACCCGGACTACGACGACGGCCGGTCGTACTGGCCCGAGGGCACGACCTACCCGATGGAGTTGGTCGACAGCCACGAGGTCGACCTCGCCGACGAGTTCGGCGGGCTCCGCCCGCTCACGTCGCGCTACTCGCACAAGGCCGGCTTCCAGGGCGACGAGCGGTCGATCTACGACTTCCTGACCTTCCTCGCCGACAAGTGGAGCGAGGGGGACGAGGCGGCAGGAGACCTCGCATCGTCCATCATGGCCACGCTCGGCTACGAGTGGGTCTAAGGAGAAAAACTCATGCCCCGCCGCCTCGGTTTCCGCTCCCCCCACCGCGCCTACCCCGTCGTGCGCGACTTCGACACCGTCGACGCGCTCGTAGAGCACGCGTACCAGACAGAGCACCCCACGCACGTTCTCGTATCAGGAACCGACGTGCGCATCTACTACCCTGCCGGGCTGGGAAAGTACGCCGAGTCGAAGGTGTGGTCCAAGGGTGGTTACTGGCACCAGCAGGCACCTGGAGATCGCAGGGACGTGGTCGGGCTTCCTCGCGGCGCCGAGCCGATCGACGCGTACCTGTCCCGCGGGATTGGTCGCGGGCACACGGTCCGCGACTACGTCCCCGTCGACAACCGGGGGCGCCCGCTCTCCGGACCCACCAAGGACTACGAGAAGGCGAAGCGGCAGGCCGAGCAGGCTGGCGGATACGTGAAGTTCGACACCGGCCGGCCCCCTGTCATGGAGTCCCTCGGCCGCGGCAGGGCGTGGCCCGACTGGGAGATCCTCGACGCCATCGACCGCGGCATCGGGCTGCCGCCCGAGTCGGAGCGGCGCCTCACCGCCAAGGGACGCCAGACCGTGGAGCGTCAGGTCCCGGTCGCGGCAGAGGCGAGGCGCGGCGGAAGGCACGAGTCCTCCGGCCGCCGCGGCGGGCGCGCGAACCCCGCCTCCATCGCCGCAGACCTCTCCGGCAAGTTCCACGGCGGCACGCCCCTGTCGGTCCCGGGCGGCTTCCGCTGGAGCGAGCCGAACGAGTCGGCGCAGTTCACGGTCCACAGCCCCGAGCACGGCCAGAAACTCGTCGTCGTCGTGTCGGTGTTCGAGGACGGCAGCGCGGCGCTCAACTTCTTCTCCGACGAGGGGCTGTCCGGCACCGACACCTACGAGAACGTCGGGCACCAGACCTACCCGGGGACCGGCCGCGCGGACGTCCGGGAGATGGAGAAGGACGTCGGCTGGGCCCTCAAGACGATCGACGGCTACGCGGCGAGCTGGCAGCAGGACCAGCCGGAGGTCGACGAGAGGCCGTCTCGTAAACACCGATGAGTACCCCGATCGCCACCGCCGAGGTCCGCCACGGTGGGTGGACCTACCGCGCCGAGATGTACGACGAGTACGTCGGGACCTACGGAGGATCGACGCGCCGGACCGAATACTTCCGCTACGACGGCGAGTGGAGACCGATCGCGTGGGACTCGATCCGAAACCAGCGTACCGACAGCTCCGCGCGATGCTCAGAAACAACATCACGGAGACAGTCATGGCCACACGAAGACGCGCACCCAAAGACGACTCCGCGGAGATCGAGGCCGCCGAGGAGGCGGGCCACCAGTACGTCCGCGACCAGCTGCAGAGCGACTACTTCGACCAGTGGGTCTGGGACCAGATGGTCGAGGCCGAAGAGATGCGCCAGCGCGACCCGTCGAGCGTCATCCCGCTCGAGAGCGAGAGCGACTACCGCAAGGTCGCGCGCAACATGCTCCAGCAGCTCGGCTGGGACATCCGGCGCGACATCGGCCCGCAGGAACTCGAGCGGCTCGCCGGCGGCGAGTCTGGCGTCGTGCACGGCGACGCGTTCTTCGAGGGGATGGACGGGGAGCTGCGCGACCCGAACACCGTCAGCTGGCTGGTAGACAAGGTGCGGCTCGCGCACGAGCAGGTCACCAAGCCAGAGCCGCAGCAGGGGCTGCCGGGCGTGCGGGCGAGGGAGGCCGGGAGGCGACGTCGCCAGCCTCCGCCCGACTACAGCAGCAGCAGCGCCCACGCCTACAACATCGAGGTCCTATACCCCGACGAGCGCTTCGCCAGGAAGCACGAGAGTCAGATCGGTCACATCATCCAGAAACCGCTCGTGTCGCAGGGTGCGCTGCTCGACGGGTACCGAATGGAGTACGGCCCGATCGACCGCGGCGACTACCGCCGGCTCGAGGGCGCCATCTACAGCAAGCTGGGGAACGCCGTGCGCGTCCGACTCGTGCAGGTCATGTACGGCGGCGGGGGCGGCGGGAGCCGCGGCGAACAACACCGCGTCGACCCGCAGACGTGGGCGGAGTCGCGCGCTACTGGGATGACCCCCGAGCAGCGGGCCGCCGTCAACGCCGCCCTGCAGCGGTACGGCGCCAGCCTCACCGACGACGACCGCATCGCGAAGGGCGAGAAGGTGCTGAGCGTTCGCGTCGAGGTGCAGAAGGGGCGCCTGCGCATGGTCGGCCCCAACGACAACCTGGTAGCGAGTTTCCCGGCTTCCCGCGTCGACGCCGGGGTGGCCGACTTCGTCGAGAAGTTCTGGTTCTGGAAGCCGGTCTCCGTGTCGGAGCGTCGCCGCCCCGTCACCGCCCCGCGGCGCGCGGCCCCGCACCACACCGCGCGGCGCCGCCGATAGCTCCGACCGATGCCCGTCCACCACCGCGGCCGTGGCTGCTACCAGTGGGGGCGCCACGGCAAGGTCTACTGCGGCCTTGGCGCACGCGGGAAGGCCGAGCGGCAGGGCCAGGCGGCGTTCGCGGGCGGGTACCGCAGCGCCGAGCTTGCGCCCGTTCGGAGAGGCGCGACCGGAGAGACGCTCTACCACGTGACGCACCCGAGCAACCAAGACTCGATTCAAACTCGCGGCCTGCTTCGCAGGCACTCACTCTGGCATGAACGAGGCATCTTCTTGTCGCAGAGGCCAACTCTTCGGCAGTTGCGGGCGTCAGGGCACGACCTATGGGCCGTCGACGTGTCCGGGCTGGATCTCTACGAGGATTTCACGACACCGGGTATCGGCGAATCCTACGTAGTCTACGCGGACATCGCGCCCAGCCGACTCCGGCTCGCGCATCGCGGAACGGGGAAGATGGTCGTCTCCGAGGAGACGTCCCCTCTCGCGGACCTGATCGAGGCGACGCTCGCCCGCTACCCAGTGTCCGGCGAGTCCGTCGGCGAACTGCGCGTGCGCGCGCACGTACCCAACCTCTCCTCGATCGACGGGTACTTCGCCGAGTCGGAGACGCTCCCGGGTGTCCGCGCTGTGCCGCTGTCGGACTTCGGGGGCCCGCGGACGTTGTTCTACGCCGCGGACGACTTCAAGCGCAGCGAGCGCCTCGCGGACGCGATCCGAGAATCCGGCGAAATCAACCCGCTCATCGTCGGGGTCGACGAGAAGGGCCCGTTCATCATCGAGGGTGCCCACCGGTTCGTCGCGCTCTGGTACCTGAAAGCGGAGGAGTTCCCAGCCGTCGTGGTGGTGGGGCGCGACTAGCAACATTATCGCCCACCTCAGTACGAACCTCCGTAACCAACACCGTGCTCGGCCACGTGCTCGAGGAATTCGCACCAGCACTCGTCCCAAGGGTGGACCGGACCGGGTCGCGCACGCTCACGCCTCGCCAACCGGCCAGCACACGCCGCGTCGTGGAAGAAGTCGCCGTCGTCGCAGCGGCACCCCGGTGAGCACTCGGACGGCACGAGCGCGCTGGTGCCGTCGTCGCGTGCGCGGAAGTGCTCGTTCATCCCCGCCGTCCGGCAGAAGAACTCGGGCCCCTGGTCCGCCTGCGTTGCAGGTTTGTCCGTCTGGCAGCCAGGTGCCTTGCACTTGTAGAGGGTGCTCACCAGTACATGCTCCTCAGTGCGGGCCAGGCTCCTGGTACATGCATAGGTCGATCGTGTAGACGTGGACACCGCGAACGCGCCGGAGCCTGGCGGCGGCCGCTCGGGCGCCGCGCCTCGTCTTGTACGTCCAGCCGATGCTGGCAGCGAACGCCCTGTTGCCGGCCCCGCTGAACTCGACCGGCTTGCGCACGAGAGCCTTCAGCCGGTTGGCTACTCTCTGACCTCCGATGTAATTCGCTTCCACGACCACGTTGATCGCCATTCGTTCCACCTAAAGGTTAGCGTACTCGCGCGATTCGATTCAGTCGATGATCGCTCCTCCTGGCGGCCTCACGTGGCGATCCTGGCGCGCAGGTCCCACCACGCGCAAACCGCCCACCAGACAGGGCAGACCGCAACGGCGCCGGCGGCGATCATCGTACCAACTAGACCCAGCTGCCAGCGCAGCAACCCGACGGGCGCGCTCACCTCCGCACCGGAGGCATGTCGAGCGCGCCCGCGTCGTAGTCCGCCTCAAAATTGCTAGTGATCGTCTCGCGCGCCGCGTAGCACCGCATCGAACCGTCACCGCGGCACACGAAGAACGCGAACTGACCCGAGTCGGAGTCCGACAGGTCCATGTCGGCCTCGTTCGGGACGACCATTACGCCGTCGTCCTCGGTCCCGTCGAGGTGGACGCCGTGCTTCTGGCAGAGCGCGTAGAGTTCGCGCAGGAAGTCCGCGTGCGGTAGCGTTTTCATCCTTATTCCTCTCAGATGTCTCTGGCATTCGCGCGCCAGCAGTCCGAACAGAGCCAGCACGGCTTGCTGTTACCGAGGATCTCTTCGGCATACGGGTCGGGCACGAGGCTCGCGTCCTTCGCTCCGCACTGCTCGCACGGTTGCCGCCTCGGTGGCGGCTTGGTGACCTTCGGCCCCGCCAGCATCGCGTCGAGCGCGCGCGACTCGGCAGTCGGCGTGCCTCGCGGCACGAGCCCCTGGCTGACCAGGTTCGCATACTGCGGAACGAGGCGCTCGTGGACCGACTTCACCCACGACCGCTGCTTCTCGGTGAGCTGCTCGAACCGCTCGCCGCGCAGCCCGGAGGTCAGGTCGAACCGCATGCCGGCGAACGCCTCGACCTCGGTGTCGGACAGCTCGCCGGCGTGCTCGCCCAACAGCTCGCCCAGCATGGCGAGGTCGGTCGCGCGCTCGCTCACTTGGGGTGCTCCGCGCGGAGTGGGCACTCCTTGAAGTGCCTCGTCGCGTCCGCCGACTGGATCGCCTCGCACGTGCAGCGCGGGTCCCTGCGGCGCGGCCCACCCACCACCCACGATCTAGACATCCCGAGCGCGTCGAGCACCCGGTCGAGCGCGCCGGCGCCGCCGCGCCTCTCCGTCCGCCTGCGCTCCCCGAGCCGCACCGCCACGTAGAACGCGCCTAGCTGGCACGGCGACAGCTCCTCGACGTGCGACAGCCAGAACAGGTCGTCGGCGTGGCCGTCCATGAGCCGCTCGAGTTGCCGGCCGAACGCGGTGGGGTCCATCATCGATCTACCCCACTACCAGATGAGCAGTTCACCGACGTCCCCTCTCTTGCCGCCCTTGCTGTTGATGTTCCTGCGGGCCCTCACGGCCCGCACCTCGAAGCCGCGGTACAGCTCCCGGACTGCGGGCAGGTCCGCGTTGGACAGCAGCACGCGCACGCCGGTCTCCTTGAGCCGACGAGCGCACTCCGCCAGGCGCTCGTGGTCGGACGCCTTGAACCCGGCGGCGGTGAAGCCGGTGAAGTCGGCGGTCTCGCTCGCCGGTAGGTACGGCGGGTCGAAGTAGGCGAAGTCGCCGCTCCTGGCGGTCGCCAGCACGGAGGCGAAGTCGCCGCAGACCACCTCCGCGTACTCGAGGGCCTCGGAGCACGCGCGCAGGTTAGTCTCGTCGCACACGGTCGGGTTCGCGTACCGGCCGATCGGGACGTTGAACCCGCCGCTCTTGTTGACGCGGTAGACGCCGTTGTAGCAGGTGCGGTTGAGGTAGATCATCCGCGCGGCGACGTGGGCCGGCGTCGTCGGCCGGCGCGCGCGCTCCTCGTAGAAGTAGCTATCGGAGTGGCGTCGCGCGTGCGCGCGCAGGGATGACACGACCGCGTCCGCGTGGTCCCGGACCGCCGCGTAGGTGGTCGTGAGTTCCTCGTTCACGTCGCCCAGGTAGCACCTAGACCGGATCCGGTCCGCGGCGAACAGGTCGAAGAAAACCGCGCCTCCGCCGACGAAGGGCTCGAAGTACCGACCGAACTCGGCGGGGACGTGCTCGCGGATCTCGGGCAGCAGCTGCCGCTTCCCTCCCGCCCACTTCAGGAACGGTGCGGCGGGGGCCTGCTCTGCGGTGGTGGCGGTGGCTGTCTGTCCCATCAGTCGTCCTCCGTGACTCTCTCGCGCTCGCGCAACCTCAAGTCCCTTCCGATCGTGGCGCGCACCACCTCGGCGAACTCCTCGCCCGTCAGCCGCGACTTCTCGCGGACAGCGACCATCTCGGCCCACCGCCGCTGCGGCTCGGTCAGCGGGTACGCGTCGTCGCCGTACTGCTCGACGCGCTGCAGGATCGTACCCAGCATCCCGTCGAACGCGGCGCGCTCGGTCGAGTCGAGGTCGCTCCGGGCGAGCACGCGCTCGAGGAGGTCGGCGTCGCCCAGGTCGGCGACGTCGACCGCCCTCCCGCGCCTAAGCACCTCAGAACGGGGGCTTGGGAGCGCCCGACCCGTTACCGGTCGCGGGCGCCCCGCCGAGGTTGACCGGCCGACCGAGCGTCGCCTGGATGTTCGCCGCGAACTCCTTGCCGCCGCCCGGCATCGGGTTCGACGTGTGGAAGACGCCGCCGCCGGAGAGGATCTGGCATTTCATGCGCCACTTGCCGTCGTAGAACTCGTACTTCAGCTCCACGTCGACCTCGTTGGCGTCGATGCCGGCGAGCGTCGTGATGTCCGCGCACCCGAGCGCGCGCAGCCGCTCCTCGGAGTACGGGGCGGCGTCCGCCGAGAAGTACAGCGGCGAGACGTACGTGCGCTGCAGGTCGGGCAGGAACAGGTGGACGAGCAGCTCGGGGGTGCCCTGCTTGCTCTTGCCGAACTCGTGCGGCGCGCCGGTCGCGTCGGGCGTCACCGCCTTGGCCTTGTACCGGCCCTCCTTCGGGTCGGTGGGCTTGGCGGTGGGCGACTGGGTCGGCGCCTGGGGGACGGGGGGTGTGTTGCTCATGGTGGTCGGGTCTCCTTGTTCTACAATTCGGTCACTTCACTCAGACACTCTCAGGCCGCCGCGGGCGCGGGCTTCTTCTCCGCGTCGGCCTGGCCGGACTTCTTCTCGTTGAGCCGGATCTGGACCCGGTTGAACGAGTCGACCAGGCTGCTCGGGTACTTGTCGGGCGGGTACTGCGCGAGGAAGTCGCGGACCTGCTTCTCGTACGCCCTGTCGTCGATCTCGGCGAGCATCGCGTCCAGCTCGCGCTTCATCTGCTCGCCGCGCGCGTCGTCCTCGCGGATCGCCTTCGCGAACTCGTCCCACGACATCGGGATCTTCTCCGGGAAGAGGGCCGTGCCGCGCGCCTTCGCGTCGTAGGCGGGCGTGCGCTTGGTGTAGAGCCACCGCTCGCCGGTCGTCGTGGCCCGGGTGGGCTTGCCCTTCTCGGCGACGGTCGTCACGCTCTCGCGCGCGAACAGCACGTAGTCGCTCCAGCCCTTGATGAGGGCCGCGACGTTCTTCCTGCACGCCAGCTCGAACCGCTCGTAGCCGGGACCGGTGGGGTCCTCGAACTTCTTCACCTGGGCGTGGGCCACGAAGATGACCCCCTTGCCGCGCAGCCACACGCGCTCGAGTTGGGCGAGCAGCCGGCGCCACTCCATCAAGGCCACGTCGTCGCCCTTGCCGTAGCCGCCCTCGTACTTGGAGATCGTGCTGTTGGGGAAAAGCTTCGCGTGGCTCATGTTCTCGAAGTCCGAGAGCACGTCGAGCGCGACGTTGTCGCACTTGACGTGGCCGTGCTCGATGGCCTCCAGCCACTCGAACGCCTCGTCCCACGACTCCGGCACCACGCGCTCGACGTTGAGCTTGTGGCTGCCCTGGTTGGCGTCGAGGAAGAACACGTTCGGCGCCCCGGCCGCCAGCGTGGTCTTGCCGACGCCCTCGAACCCGTAGAAGACCGCGCGCGGCGGCCGCTCCACTTTTCCCTTCGTGATCCGCTTCAGGTCTACTGCCATCGTCACACCTCCGCCCCGGCCGCGGGATTCGGACCCGCGCTCTGGCCTACGCCGGGATGCCGCGCGTTTATGAAGTCGCGCGGGTCGCCCTCGTAGAGAGCGTCCATCTTGCCCGCCAGCCGGAACGTGCGCGACGGCGCGCCCGTCTCCGGGTTGACGAGGTCCACCTCGAACTGCTTCTCGACGGCCACGATGCCCCGCGTCGGGTCGCCCCAGCGCGCCACGTAGCCGACGACCATCGCCCGCTCGCGCTCGTAGTCGAACGGGTCCTCGTGGTCGAGCTTGAGCAGGGCCTCGTCGAGCGGGTAACCCTTGCGCAGCGCCTCGACGGCCCGGTGCACGCTCGACCCGGTCCGCAGCGCCTCGGACCGGAGCACCGGCCGCAGGTGCAGTACGTAGCGGATCTGGTATCGCCGCGGGCACGCGCGGAACGTGCGCATGCTCGACTGCGTGAGCACCGCGCGGTCGTCCTCGAAGACGTCCTCCAGCTCCTCGTGGTCCTTCTCCTCCCTCCGGAAGAGCAGCGGGTCGTCGAGGGGCACGTCCCCGCAGCACGCGGGCAGGAAGTCGCACGCCCGGCTCCACGAGAAGCACGAGTCCGGGTTGCGCGGGAAGACGTTGAGCCGGTGCGCCTCGCGCATCGTCCGAGCCGTCTGCCAGACGTCGACCGCCCCGTCGTGCTGCTCCTGTAGCAGGCGCACCGGCAGCGCGCGCTGGTAGTACGCGTCCGGCTCGGCGGCGATGGCCGCGAGGCACCGCGCACCGTACTCCTCGGGAGTCTCGTCGCGGTCGCGCTGGTTGGCGTACAGGCGCGACGGCTCGGTCTTGGTAGGCTTGGTGTACTTGCGAGACTCCGGCGGGGTCGCCTTCAGCGGCCGCAGGGCGACCTTTCCCAGCACGTCGTAGCCTATGCCGACGGGGTCGAGCCCCGCCTGCGTCGCGGCGCGCAGGTAGACGCCGATCTGCGGGTCCATCCGGATCCGGCGCCAGTAAGCGCTGCCGGGCGTGATGTCCTCGCCCGACGTCTTCGTCTCGATGATGAGGAGCGGCATCAGCCGTGACCCCTCGGCACGAACTCCACGAGTCGCTGGTCTCCCCAGCGGCTCGCCCGCTGCGCGTCCCGCTTTCGCGTGAACACCTCCAGCGGACCGGCAGCGTGCGGGTTGCCCGGCGTGGAGCACACCACGTAGAGGACGCTCGGGACCTTCCCCACTCTCGCGCGCCTCGTCATCGCTCCCTCAACTTCCGGAGCACGGTCATCGCCCGGCAGCCGCCGTCGCTCGCGCAGAGTTCGACCGCCTTGACCAGCTCCTCCACGTCCCCGGCGACGACCTGGTAGTGCGTCGCCTCCTGGCCGAGCGCCTCGCGCACGCCGTCGACGGTCTCGGCGTACGCCGCCGCGGCGCGCGCCCTGGACTGTAGCCACCGGACCAGCAGGTCTACGCAGTTGCGACCTGGATTCTCGGCTACGGCCTTGCGGAGGTCGAACCCTGACTCCTCGGCCCACTTGAAGCACGGCAAGACGTAGTCTCGCTCGTACGCCTGCCACTTCTCTACGTCGACGTCCCGCTCCGCGAGGAGCTTGGCGACCGCCGCCTCGAGCACGTTGCGCCGGACCGTCGGTCCGGCGCTCGCCTCGACGGTGAGGTTCTCGGCGATCCACTCGTCCGCCCGGTTCATGTGGAGACCATCCTCACCGAAAACGGCAGCGCCGCCGCGTCCTCTGGCACCATGTGCCGGAACCAGTTCTTGCCGTGCTTGGCCTCGTCCCACCGGAAGCCGTGGTCCTTGGCGACCTGCCGCCGCTCGTACGAGACCATCGCGTAGAAGAGAGCCTTCGGGCGCGCCGCGCGGCGGAAGAGCGCCGGCAGGTCGCCGCCCATCTCCTTCACCCGCGTGAGGATGCGGGCCATCGTGTCGACGTCGGTGAGCGCGCGGTGCGCGCTCGCGACGCCCAGGCCGTAGCCGAGCGCGATCTCGACGAGCTTCTTGCTGCCCGAGTCCCACTCGAAGTCGTCCATCGTGCAGACCCACGCGCGGTCCGCCAGCGAAGCGACGCCGGCCGCGCGCACGAACGACCGGTCGAACTCAGCGTTGTGCGCGGCGACGACGTCCGCCGTCTGCGACAGCTCCGCGACGCGCCGCCACACCTCGATGCCGTGGTTGGCGTCCGCGAGCGCCGCCGCCGGGATGCGGTTGTGCCTCTCGCCGGCGTTGTCCGGGGACCTGATGAGCGACGCGTAGCTCTCGAGCGGGCAGCCCAGCTCTAGGTCGTACAGGCACGCCGCCACCTCGACGACCTTACCGTCCTGCGGGCTGATCGAGGTCGTCTCCGTGTCGAGCAGCAGGGCGCGCCTCACGACGCGCTCCTGTACTTGATGTGGAGGAGAGGATGCGGGTGACCACACTCTCCGCACGGCCCGTCCGACGGTGGAGAAGTCCCCGATAGAGCATCGATCAGGACGGCAGCCGCTGCGTCCCCGCCGTCGCGCAGATACGAATCTAGCCGGTGCTCTACCTCCCAGCACCCGTCGCAGCGCGGGTGCTTCGAGCCGACCTTGTCGCACGGGCGACCGCACGTCCCGCACGCCACCAGCTCCGCGTCGGAGCGATCTGAGAACGTCGCGCGGTAGTCGCGCCACTTACCCCAGTCGCGCTTCCCCGAAGGCGCGCCGCTGCCCGCTGGCGCGGCGCTCTTGCCGTCCGACATCCGAGACCTCCACTGTCAAAACCGACTCAGACCAAACCCAACTGGCCGCAACGTACGCCGCTCTTTCGAGCACAGCAAGCCATTTTGTGTTATCGGTGTTCAACATGCCCGTCGACAAGAAGAAGGATCGGATGGTCTACCTCGGGCTGCGCGTGCCGCAGCGGCTGCTCGAGAAACTGGAGAAGCTCGCGGAAAAGCAGAGCAAGCGGACCGGGATGCCGGTGAACGTGAGCGCGGTAGCGAGGACGCTGCTCCAGGGACGCGCGTGATCGTCGCCTGCGACGCGCCCGGCTGCGTCCGCGGACTGGTCCACCGCCCGGGCGGCTGGGCCGACCCGTGCAGGGTGTGCGGCGGATCAGGGGGGATCCCGTTCGGGACGCTCTGCAAGCGCATCGGCGAGCACGAGTCGACGGTGCGCCGGCTGCTCAAGCCGGGCCGGCGCATGCGGGCCAAGACGGCCTCGCGCATCATGGGCAAGATCCTCGACGTCGTCGCGGTGGCGACGTGACGCTGCCGCTCTTCGAGTCGCCCGCGCTCTCGGCCGCCGCGCTGTCCAAGAAGTTGCGACCCTACCAGTCGCGCGCGATCGTCTCGGTGCGCGCGAAGGTGCTGATGGGCGTGACGCGCCTGCTCTGCGTGAGCCCCACCGGCAGCGGCAAGATGTTCATCCTGGCGAACATCATCCGGACCGCGACGCTGCCGGTCCTGTTCGTCGCGCACCGCAAGGAGATCATCGACCAGTGCGTGCGCCAGCTCGCCGACCAGGGCATCACCCACGTCGGAGTCATCCGCGGCGCCGACGCGCGCTACGACCCGTCGGCCTCGGTGCAGGTGGCCAGCATCTCCACGCTCGCGCGGCGCGACAAGCCGTTCCTCGGCAAGCAGGTCATCATCATCGTGGACGAGGCCCACCGGGCCGCGAGCGACTCGTACGTGGAGCTGCTGAAGGCGTACCCGGACGCGATCGTGATCGGCTTCACCGCCACGCCGGTGCGCCTGGACGGCCGCCCGCTCGGCGGCGAGCTGTTCCAGGAGCTGGTGCAGGTCGCGACCTACGGGGAGCTGCTCAAGCACCCCGACTGGCTCGTCGCGCCGGACTGCTTCGCAGGCAGCGAGCAGCCCGACGTCTCGAAGGTAAGGAAGTCCGGCGCGGACTTCGACGAGGGCCAGCTCGGCGACGTCGTGCGCACCTCGCGGCTGGAGGGCAACGTCGTCGAGCACTGGCTGCGGCGCGCGCACCTGCACCCGGTCTTCACCGATGCGGGCGCGCGCGTCCCGCAGAAGCTCGTCGAGGGCGATCGCCGGCGGACGATCCTCTTCGCCGTGAACGTCGAGCACTCGCTGTCGCTCGCCGGCCGGTTCGAGCTGGCCGGCGTCCGCGTCGCGCACCTCGACGGCGACACGCCGGAGAGCCACCGCGAGGCGATGCTGCGAGACCTCGCGTCCGGGCGGCTGGAGCTGGTCACCAACTGCCTGGTCGCCGTCGAGGGTCTCGACGTGCCGGCGATCAAGTGCGTCGTGCACGCGCGGCCCACCCAGAGCGTCACCCTCTGGCGCCAGACGGTGGGGCGCGAGATGCGCCCGTGGAACCGAGTCGTGCCGCTCCTGCTCGACCACGCCGGCAACTTCGACCGGCTCGGCTGCCCGTTCGAGGACGTGCAGTGGTCGCTCACCGAGCGCCCGAAGCGGGCCAAGGGGCAGGCGCCGATGCGCAAGTGCCCCGCGTGCGGCGCCTACGTCGAGCTGGGCAAGACCGTCTGCCCGCACTGCGGCGCGGAGCTGCCGCGCGGGGCGCCCGACCTGTCGGAGGACGCCAGTGCGGAGCTGAGGGAGCGCCAGACCGAGCCCGAGGCGCTCAAGTGGGCGTTCTTCTGGCGGCAGGTCGTGACGGCGAAGTCCAAGGGGTTCAAGCCGGGGTTCGCGAGCGCGCTCTTCAAGGAGCACTACGGCGCGTGGCCCCCGCGGCACTGGTCGGAGAAGATAAAGAACGACTTCGCGACCGACGGGCTATGGCAGGAGCTGCTGGCGCGGCGCCTCCGGCGCAAGGCGGAGCGAGAGGAGCAGGCGCAGCGAGAGGAGCAGGCGCTGAGCGAGGCGGCGGCCGCCGAGGAGGTGTCCGAGGTGCAGGCCGCGATGGAGCGCACCGTGGAGGCGTTCGACGCGTCGATGGACGACAGGCCGGTCGACGACGTGCCCGTCGACGACGGGCCGTCCTACGACTCGCCGCAGTACGAGGACAGCGGGTTCTCCGACTGGCTAGAGGACGAGGGGATCGGGTGATGAAAGACTTTTTCCTGACTACCCACGCAGAGCGTGAGGGCCAACGCATCGAGGTCGAGCGACTGAGGGGTCTCATCCACCGAGACCGCACCGGCCTCGCCGAGGCGATCGACCGCATGGTGCGGGAGGCCGCCTCGCGCATGTGGGTCACCGAGGGTCGCGGCCCCTACGCCTGGGACGACGACCGGTACAAGGACGAGGCCGGCGACGCGCTGCGCGCCGTGATCCGCATCGGCAAGGCGGCCCTCCAGGCGTCTGGCGACAACGCGGACGCCGCCTTCCGTCCTGAAGCGCCAAAGGTGGTCATGTGGGGCGACAGGAAGATGAGGGAGGGTAGGTGCCCCCCAGGGCGCGCCTGCCCCGCGTGTGAACAGATAGGCAAGCACCTGGAGCCTTCGGAGTGACCGCCGAGCGGTGGCTCCCCGCGCGCCTCGACCCACGCTACGAGGTGTCGAGCGAGGGTCGCGTCCGGCGAGGCGGGCGCGTGCTCAAGCCGCACCTGAGCGACAGCGGCTACGCCCGCGTCAAGACGCCGCGCGTGCTGCTCGTGCACAAGGCCGTGCTCGAGGCGTTCGTCGGGCCCGCGCCGTCGCCACGCCACGAGGCGGCGCACAAGGACGGCCGCAAGGGCAACAACCAGCTCGACAACCTCGAGTGGAAGCTCAAGGAGCACAACGAGGCGGACAAGAAGGTCCACGGCACCGCGCCCAGCCGCTTCACCGGCCACCGCCGGACCGACCACGTGGAGCGCGTCCTGGCGCTGGCCGGGACGATGAGCTTCACGCGCATCGCCAGGGAGACGGGCCTGCACCGGTCCAGCGTGAGCCGGATCGTCCGCGGGCTGCGGAGGAAGGACTGGAGGAGAGAAGAGCATGCCTAGCTACACCATCAAGGTCCCGAACAACGACGAGGGCGAGGACCTCGGCGAGTTCCACGCCGATTATCTGCCGCGCGTCGGCGACCGGTTCACGCTATGGCACCCGCGCGTCAACCCGGGCAAGCACCACCCGTTCTGCGGCGTCGTGTCGGGCGTGGACCACGAGGCGCAGTTCGACTCCGACGGCGGTTCGGTAGAGACCGTCGTGTGGCTGGTCGACGAGGCGCCGGCCCCCGAGCTGTTCTGCGACTGCACCGAGGAGGAGCGCGCTAAGTGGAGCGTCGGCGAGGACGGTCGGTGCGAGAGCTGCGGTCACACGAGACGGACGTGATGAAGCCGCTGCTCGTCGGCGAGGCGAACCCGTACGGCGGCGACCCGGACTACGCGCTCTACCCCTACCCTCGCGGCTGCGCGGGGCACCGGCTCTGCGAGAAGATCATGGGGCTCACCGACCGCGAGTACCTCGACCGCTTCGAGCGGGTGAACCTCTGCGCCACGCGGTGGCGTATCAAGGAGGCCCGACTCAGGTCTGCCGAGATCGAGCAGTCCCACCAGGGCGGCGTCGTCGTCATGCTCGGGGCGAGGGTCACGGGCGCGTTCGGCTTCTCGTTCCGGCCGTTCACGCAGTACGTCGGGTTCCTCCGCTACGTCACGCTCCCACACCCGTCTGGGTTGAGTCGCCTGTGGAACGCGCCCGGCTCCTACGAGCGCGCGCGCGACGTCCTGCGAGTCGCCGGCGTCCTGCAGTGACCCCGCTAGCCGCCGCCCTCGCCGCGTCCGCGCTGACCGCGACCGTCCCGGCCCTCGTCGCGCTGTTCCGCCCGTCGCGCCCGCCGCCAGCGACTCCGCCGCCGGCCGTGAACCCCTCCGTGGTGGTCCACGAGGCCGGCCACGCGCTGCTGGCCTGGCACTGCACGGCGGTCGCCGAGGTCCTCTCCGTCAACGTGCGCAGCAGCGGCGACGGCGGCAGGGGCGGGCACGTGCGCAACGCATGGCTGTCGGCCGCGCCCCAGCCCGCGGCGCACTGGTGCCGCCTCGTCGTCGCGCTCCGGCGGCGTCGCGGCCGAGATGATGGTCCTGCGGCGCGCGCGCAGCGGGCCCGCGTCCGAGGACCTCATGGAGGCGGCCGCCCTCTGCCGCGCCATCGTCCAGGCCGGCGGTGCGGAGCCGCCGTGGCCGCCGCCGCCGGAGCGAGCGCTCGCCTTCGAGCGCGTGTTCGTCGAGCAACTCACCGAGCAGGAGCTGCGCGTGATGCGCACCGGCTACGCGACGGCGCGGGCCATCCTCTCGCACCGGTCCGCATCGCTCGCTAGGCTGGTGGCGCTCCTGTTCTACCGACCCGTCGTGCGCGGCGAGGACCTGCACCCGGTGCTGGGTCCCCGGCCGGTCGCCTCGACGTCGCTCTGGATAACCCTCAGCGACGAGGTCAGGGCGGAGTTCACGCTCCCGCCCGGGCGCTCGCCCTAGCCCCTCTCAGGCGGCACGAACCGCAACGCCGCGCGGATCCGGGCGTCGTCCCACCCGCGCTCGGTCGCCCAGGCGCGCGGGTCCTCCCCCTGGGCCGCGGCGCGCCCCAGCGCGACGGCGTCCGCGCGCGCCCGGTCCTGGCGGGGCTTGGCCAGGCTGCGGGCCGCGCCGGTGCGCTTGACCGACCACCCTCGGGCCGAGGTGAACGACCGCCACTCGGACTCGTCCAGCTCGAACAGCGCGTCGGCGTCCGTCTCCACGTCATTCTCGCTACTTACGCGCGGTGGGGGAGGTGTGGCGGGTGTGGCTGGAGGCTCGCGCCACACGTTCCCTGCGTCGTTACCGTCACTTACGGCGGGTGTGGCGGGTGTGGCGCTCTGTGGCTCCGCCACTCCCCCCGGTGTGGCGTGTGGCGCGCCACACATAGGGGGTATGGGGGATTTTTTCGGACCGGACATCACACACCGATCGGTAGACGGATCCCCATCGGGAGGCTCCCCGTACGGGGCAGGACGCCCCGCTGGGTAGTGCTTCAGGTCCTTCGGGTTGCTCCGGTCGATGGTGATGGTGTGGGACACGTTCTCACAGTAGGTGATCGCGTCGTCCGCCCGGTCCTTGCCGCAGCCGCCCAGCACGGCGGCCATCGACGCCCGGAGCTGGCGGGACCCGATCCCGGGGTACTGGGAGACCACGCGCAGGCAGGCGTCCCGGTCCCGGGTGCGCTGCTGCTCCCTGGACGCCTCGGCGGAGGCCCGCCGCTGGGCGACCTCCTCCTCCGCCCGGCGCTTGTCCTCCTCCTTCTGGGCCCTCTTCTGCTCCTTGCCCTTGTCGGCCCTCTGCAGGGCCTCGAGCACCGCCTCGCCCCCGTCGCGGGCCGGCTCGTACCGGAAGCCCGTGAAGTGCATCGGGGTCCACCGCGCGCCCGTCGCGCGGCCCTTGGCGGTGACGAAGACGACGCTCTCGCCCTGGCCGTCGACGTACGTGTCCGGCACGCGGGAGAGGACGCTGACGCTGTCGGCGCCGTACTCGATCTCGCCGCTCTCCTTGCCGAGACCCACGAGGATGTCGGGGATACCGACGCGCCGGCCGACGACCTTCGTGCCGTCCATCTCCCACTGCAGCTCGGCGTTCATCACCATCGGCCAGAGGCCGTACTTGTCGCGCGCGACCGAGGCGACGACGAGGATCGCGATGTTGTGCGCCGTTGCCACCTCGCGCATCGCGTAGGCCGCGCGGCCGATGCGCTCTCTGAGGTCGAGGGTCTTGTACTTGCCGTCTTCGCCCTCCTCGGGCCCGATGATCTGCAGGTAGTCGAGTACGATGAGGAGGGGCCTCGACCCAGGACCCCCGGTCATCTTGTTCTCGGACAACGGCGGTTCGGGGTACTTCTGCCGCAAGGCGACGGCGAGCGCCTGCAGCTTGCTCGCGGGCCACTCCATCGGGTTTCTGTTGAATGGGTGGAGCGGTAGCTCTTTCTTGACGATGTCGATGGCGACGGTGGCGGCCTTCATGAGGGTGTCGTTGTTGACTTGCCCTGTGTAGAGGTCGCTCCACCGCATGTGCGCCTCCTCCCCGACGACGCGTAGGTCGAACTGCATGTCGTCCATCTCGAGGCCCACGTACGCCGTCGGCACGTTGTTCTCGGCGGCGTGCTTGCACACCTGCAGGACCGCGGCGGTCTTGCCGACGCCGGTGCCCGAGCAGAGGACGTGGACGCCGGGCCAGAGGCCGCCGCCGAAGTGCTCCTTGAGCTGATCCCAAGGCAGCGGTACCGGCTTCTCGATTCCGTTAGCGCGCCGGACTGCGCGAGACACCGACTCGCGGAGTCGGTCGCCGAGAGGCGGGAACCACTCTTCTAGGTTCTTTTTCTGCTGCTCCTCGGCTGCCGCCGTCTGCTCGGTGGTGGACGGCTGCGCGGTTGCGGTCTGCGTGTGGGTTGGTCCGCCGACGACGAGGTTCAGCCCGAACCGGTCGCTGATCGCGACGACGGCGTCCTTCGCGGAGGTGTGCTGGACCTCCATGACGAGGTCGATGTTGGTGCGGAACCCGCCCTTGCCCCTGTCCTTGCACCGGTTGTGGTGGCACTTGAGCCCGTAGTTGATTACCGACACGCCCTCGGTCTCCCCGCACCCGGGGCACACGACCTCGCCGCGCGCGTTGTAGAGGCCGAGCCACTCGGCGACCTGCTGCGGGTCGACGTCGTTGGCCTGCGCGAACGGCGACTCGGGCTTGGGCTGGATAGCCGAGACGACGCTGGGGGGAGGCGGCTGCAGCTTGACGCCGAACGCCTTCTCGATGGCGGCGCGCCCCTCCGCGGTCGCGCCCTCCCAGATGGCGCGCGCCAGCTCGAGGATCTTCTCCAGCGAGACGCGCGTCGGCTTCTCCGGCGTCACGATGGCCGTGCGCCTGTGCGGGCGCTCGTCGACGCCGGGCGCCCCCTTCTTCTTCACCGTGCCGCACGCCGGCAGGATGCGCTTGGCGTCGGACAGCTTCTCGTCGACCGTGACCTCGTCCGTGTTGAACAGGTGCGCCAGGCCGGTCAGCAGCCCCGACATCGCGCGCCGCGACTCGTCGTTCGCCGGGATGGAGTCGAGCGCGACGTGGATCTGCCGCCCGTTGCCCGAGTGCAGGTACGCGAGCGACGACTCGCCGAGGTGGTGGGCGAGGAAGCTCCACGCGCTCTGCGCGACGCGCACCGACCGCTGCATCTCCTCCTCGGTGGCGGAGATGGCGCTCGACCGCTTGACGTCGAAGTCGACCGCCAGGATGAGTCTCGACTCGACGTCGGAGTCGGTCGTGCCGCCGCCCTTGGGGATGTCGTACCAGCGCCCGGGCGCGACGTGCCGGGTCTCGACGCCGGGGCGCAGGCGCGCCGGCAGTAGGTAGATGCCGTGCGCGATCCAACCGTCGGCGTCGGCGCAGAGCGCGACGGCGTCCTCTGGACTCCTGGCGTGGGCGGCGCGCGACTTGTCGAACGAGTCGTTCGGGTAGCGCCGGACGCCGAGCGCCTGGAACTCGAAGACGCGCTCGTCGGCCCCGACGAACGCGAGCTGGCGGCGCAGGTTCGGCGCGAGCCCCTCGGCCTGGGCGGCGGCGAGGCGCTCCTCGAGCGACATCGAGGAGGCGGCTGGGTGCGTGAGCGCCGGGTCGGTCTCCGGCTCGGCCTCGGCGGGTCGCGGCTTGAGTCCCTGTACTAGGGCCTGGAACTCCTTCGCGGAGAGCGGCACGAACCCGTCGTCGGGCGGCCCCGGGTCGTTCGGCTCGTGGCCGTCGTCAGACATCACCTGTCGCGGACCTGTCCCTTTCCTGCGCGCACGACGACGCCCGCCCGAAGAGGGACCGCCCGCGGGCTCGCGCGGTAGCAGTCGCCGGGATGGGACACGAACCCGGCCCGGCGAGCACCAACACGCGGCCCCCCTTCGGAGGGCGGAACCCAGGTCCGGCTGCTACACCTCGCCTGAGTTCGACAGCGACACTAGAGCTGCCTGGCGATGTCGGTCAAGAGAACTGCGGGGCGCACGCGCAAGTGCCCGAGACTTCACTCGCGGTCCCCCGGCACGCCGCGCGTGACGTGCGCCCGGCCGCCGACGTCGGCGACGAGCGCGGCGAGCGCGCCCACCAGCATCTTCTCCCGGGTGCCGCGGTCGGCGGCGAGGAACCGACGCCTCTTCTCCTCCGGCCACAGCAGCTTCGGCCGGCAGCACGAGAAGTCGGGGCAGCACTCGCCGGAGGTGTTCGGGCAGGCGGGGTCGCCGTCCGCCCACCGCCGGAGCTGGTCCTCGGGCGTCACGGTGCCCCTGCGTCGAAGGTCAATGGGCACGGTCCGTCTCCGATCACCGATCCCCGTCTAGGAGACGAGACAGGATGGTCGGGTTGGTCATCCCCGGTTCGGTCGCGGGCGTGGCGGCCCCGACTCGGGCAGCAAAGTAGGCGTCTCCCTGGTTGAAGCGGAGCGCCTTGCTCCAGTCGACTCTCCGAAGTGAGTCCGGTACGTCGTAGACGTCGTACTCGAACGGCTCGCTGAGGCTGGTGGTGTCCGCCGCCTTCTCGGCCAGCTTGTCGCGGAACCACTGGACCGAGTCGGATCTGACGCCGACGAACTCGTCGCCGTCGTATCCGTACACGCCGCAGCCGATCATGCCCGTCGCGTCGCTACCGAACCCGACCCACACCGCGGCGTAGACGCCGTTCTGGGGCCCGCGCAGCGCCAGCACGTGGACGTCCTGGTACTCGATCTCTCCGCTCTGGACCTGCATGACGATCGGTTCGACGTACCCACCACCTTCTCGCCACGCCTTCGCGTCGGAGACGTAGATCCAGTTCTTGTAGAACTCGACCACCACGCCCATCGGGCTCGTGAAACTCCCCCCGTTCGGGGTCCCACTCTCGTCCACCGCCAGCGTGTCCCAGTTCGACAGTGCCATCGTCGTCGCTCCTTTTACTCGTTCACCCCGTCCGTACCCCACGACCAGTGGGCTGGCCTCTTCTTCTTGCCCTTCTTCTTCGGCGCGGTGATACGGCGGACGCGCTCGGCGCGCGCCCTAGCCTGCCGCAGGTGCGGCGGCCACCGGTGCTTCCTGCGGCGCGCCTCCTCGGGCAGCGCCAGGAACTCCTGCTCGGAGAGGTCGCCCTTGTTGACGTTGCAGTCGTAGCAGGTGACGTCGAAGTTGCCGCGCACGTCCTTGCCGCCCTTGGACCTCGGCACGAGGTGCTCGACGGTCGCCTCGCCGCGGGTCAGCGCCAGCCCGCAGTACCGGCACGGCACGGTGGCGCTCGCGCCGAAGCGGGAGTTCTTGTAGCGGATGGTCGCGTTCACTGGCCGACGCGCCCCTTCACGGCGCTTCCCACGGGCCCAAGTCGAACCCGGCGATCAGCTCGTCGGTGACGTTGACGCAGTCGACGTCGTACCCGTCACCCGCGTAGCACTCGCCGCTCGCGAGCACGTAGACCTCCGGGTCGGGCTCGTCCTGGCCTGGCTTCAGCGCCTGGGCGTATTCCGTCTTGAAGAGCAGGACACCCCCGCGCAGCAGCAGGACGCCGGGCGAGGCGTTGCGGACGGTGACGCGGTAGCTGGTCACGGGTGCACCTGCGCGAGCCCCTTGTGGCACCACGCGAGCCTGCCGCACCGCTCGAGGACCCGCACGTCCACGAGCGCCCGCTGCCGGTGCTGCCAGTCGAACCGATCGACCACCTGGTCCCAGACGGCAGTGCGGTGGCCCCAGTCGCCGGCCTGCGCGACCAGCTCGCGCGCCATCGGCCAGCAGGACTCCTGGCACCCGTCGAGCAGGGCGGCGGCCGCGCTGACGGCGGCGCGCCGCCCGGCCTCGTCGCTCCGCGTCCACATCTCCCAGCAGTGGGCGACGGCGCGCAGGGCGGCCTGGTCTTGGCCCGTGAGGGGGGCGAGGTCCCAGCCGCGCTGCTTGAGCCAGCGCAGCGCGTCCTGGCAGTGAGCTGCGGTGCGGGCGCTCACGGTCTGGTCTCCTTGAGAGCGGTCCCGAACGCGTTCCAGCGGTTGGCCCGCTTCGCGGCATCGCGGTAGGCATTGGCGGCTCGGAGGACCTCGGTGCTCCGGTCCGAAACGCCGGTGTCCTTCGCGGCGGCGGCGAGCAGGGTGAGTTGGGCGCGCTGGAGCGCCCGAAGGTCGGCGCGCGCGTCCTCCGCCATGTCGGGGTGGCACACCGGGCAGCCGGGGTCGCACCCGTCGCAGTAGCAGCTCATCGCGGGTCCTCCTTCTCTTCAGACGGCGCCTCGACGGGCGAGGCGTTCTCCTTCAGGTCCCACTCCCCGACGAACGAGTCGCCGGACTGCAGCTCGCAGCGGTAGCTCCCGTCGTCGTTGACGACGCTGGGCTTGCCGCGCTTGTCCCGGGCGAGGAACCCCTCGAAGGTGTACTCGCCGACCTCGCTCGGGATGCTGGCGAAGACGGATCCGTCGTTGTGGCTCACGGCGACCTCCGCCATCGCGACGGCGGTCTGCGCGAGCAGGCGCGTGCGCGGGCGGATGACGGCCACGCGCTGGCCGTCATCGGTCAGGACGATGGTGCGCTTCACTCGCCGCCACCCTGCTTGGACTTCAAGTCGACGAGGTGTGCGAGGGCGCGCTGGCGCGCCCTGACGAGCGCTTGGAGGCGGTCCCACTCGTCGACCTCGACGCAGACGTACCCGCGCGGTCCCGACTCCGCCTTGAGGCTGTCTGCGGCCTCGGCGACCGCGTTGGTGGTCTGCAAGATCTCGACAGACGCCTGCTGCTCGGGCGTGGGGGTCCAGTCTTTATCAGCGTCTCTCACGGCAGCGGGTCCTCCTCGCGCATTCGTCTGTTACTTCAACTTCACCCCGTGCTTCGCCGCCGCCTCCCTCAACCTCACCCGGTCGTAGTCACTCTTCATGTGATCGAGGCCCAACTCCAGGGCCTTCTTGACGGTGCGAGGATCTAGCTGCGCGTCCGCCGCGAGGCGGAGAAGCACACCCCTGTCGATCGCACCGTTCCTAGTGGCCACGTTCTTCTCCTCTCAGGCGTCGGCGTCGAGCGTTTCGATCTGGCGCCGCAGCTCCTTGATCGACATCTCGGAGAGCTTGCCGGCCTCCTTGTCGGCCAGCGCGGCGAGCAGCCTCTCCCGCTTGATCTTGTTCGCCGCCCGGCGCTCTGCCGCCTGCTCCTCGGCGAGCTTCACGCCGATGACGTGCTTGACGACATCGAGCGCGATCTCGACCTGCTCGTGAGCCGGCGTCCGCTCCGTCTCGACGAAGCTCTCCTCGCTGACCGACTTGAGCGCGCGGTTGGCGACTTTCGCGACGGCGTCGAGATTGAAGTCGTCGCCGGACTTCGACCGGAGAGGGACCTCCCAGAGCTGCTCGACGGTGAGCGCCCCACGCGATGACTGGAAGCGCAGTTTGTTGCGCGTTGCGTACTCGAAGATGTTGGACATGGTCGTTCTCTTTTTCTAGTCAGCCTATATGCCGACCTGCACGTTGAACACTCGATACTTCTTGCCCTGATGGACTCGCGCGAGGAAGGTGTCGCGCTTGGTCGACGAGAAGCCGAGCCCAGAGAGCTGCCCGTCAGTCGGACGGCACTTCGTCTTGTCCGCGATGACCTCGAAGACCTTGCGGTGCTCGACGAGCCGCGGGTGCAGGAACTCGTTGTAGAAACCGCGCGTCGGCTCGTCATTCTTCGCTCCATCGATCACGAAGAATGTGTGCTTGTTGCCGACCGCGTTGTCGCCCCAGTAATTCGGCGAGAGCATCACGGCCGAGACCTTTACGTACTGCTCGGTGTGCAGGCCCCACTTCTCCTGCGAGATGTTCGACGCGGAGATCGCCGGGTCACCGACCTCGATCCGCTCGACGACACCGCCCCGGACGTGGAGCGTCGCGACGGCGACCTCCGCCTGGTTGCGGACGCCCTTGTTGTACGAGAAGTGCGAGAGCTTGCCGCCCGACTCGACCTCGACGACGAATCCTGGGCCGCTCGACTCGCGCCAGCAGTAGTTGTGGACGACGACCCGATAGGGTCCGTCCGGGGGCGCCTTCGTCCAGACGACGTTCTCGACGGGCTCGCGCGACGTCCCGTGCCCGGCGTTCATGTCGACGTCGAGGACGCCGCCCGTCCAGCCGCGCTTCGCACCGAAGAAGATGTGACCCTGCGCCGCGTAGACACCCCGACCAGGCGGCTCGAAGATGTGGATGTCGAGGTCGTCGAAGTTCGACCAGGAGAGCGAGACGCGGAGCGCGCCCTCGACCTTGCCGCCGGCCTTCTTCACGCGCTCGGCGATCGAGTCGGCGACGTTGCCACCGTAGGACCAGGCGAAGTCGTTCGACCACCGGAAGAGTCGCGCGGGCTCCGGGTGACACGGCGCCGTCAGCGACATCAGGTTGCCGACGTGCGCGCCCTTGAACATGACCTCGAGACCCGACGCACTCGGCAGAACGGCGGAGACGAACTCGTCGAGCTCGATCTCCTCCGCACGCTCCTCGTCGCCGCTCGACGGACGGCCGGCCTCGGCGTGCTTCATCAACGCTTCGCCGATCCCTCCCTTCATCAAGGGCTTCACCGACCCGTCCACCCACTTGACGTCGCTCACCGAGACGTCGCCGATCACCGCGAAGCGTCGCTCCAGGGCCGGTTCGAGCCCCAGCTCCGTGATGGTCTCCATGGCCTTCTTGACCATGCCGGGCGTGATGAGCGCCGTCGTGCGCTTGTAGTTCTCCGGGGCGACCTTCGTCTCGAACGCCTTGACTGCGCGCTCGACGTCCTGCCCCTCGGAGAGGTCTTGCACCAGCGTGCCGATGACCGTGTTCCGGAAGCGTGCCGCGTGGCTCCCCGCGTTCGCCCAGGCGAAGATGGCCGCCTGCTGCCCGCTGGCGGCGGCGTACGCGAGCATCGCGCTGCGGAACGCCAGCAGCGCCGGCTTGTGCTCCTCGCCGCGGTAGATGGCGTTCGCATCGACGAGCGAGATCACCGTATCGACCGCTTCCAGAGACAGTTCCTTCAAGCCTCGCTCGAAGACCTGGACCGTCGTCCGGTACGAGCCCTGCGCTTCGGCGGGCGAGCGGACGCGGATGGCCTTCGGGACTTCACCGCTGCGGAGGTGCTCCCACGTGCAGACCGCACCGGTCGACTTGTCGAGGACGCGCGTCTTGGCCGATCCGAAGTGAGCCTCCCGCTCACCGACCCGGTAGAGATCGCGGATACCCGCAGCCTGAACGATATCGCGCAGTCGACCGGCGACGATCCGGTAGACTCCCGGCGCGTCGGTAGCCGCAGCATCCCAGACCGTCTTCAAGTGGCCGACGCCGTCGAAGCCCACGGCGATGCCCGCGCGCTTGACGAACTGCCGGCAGCACCCGCAGTCGTGATCCGTCCGTTTGCGGAAGACCGGGTTCAATCCCTCCGGGAACGCCGCGAGGTACTCCGCCCAGATCGTGTCGGGCTCGACGTCTGAGATGAAGACCTCGGGGCGCGAGACGAGCGCCTGGAACGACCGCTCGACCATGCTAGCGAACGCACTCATCTCGCCAAGCGCCGGGGGCGCCGCGACTGACTTGACCATCACTTCCTCCACGACGAGGCCGAACTTGTGTCGGCTACTCGGGACCATCGCCTCGGCTCGAACGAGGGACCTCCGGTTCCGTATACCGGTGCTCTTCCAACTGAGCTACGAGGGTCGTGTCATCTTGTAGCAAGATGCTGCATCATGCGCAAGGTGATTCCACAAGGCTGCTGACGGCGAAAAGCCGCGGGACACCGACTCGGCGGCGGCCAGTAGCTCGTCGTAGGACGGCAGCCGATTCCCTCTTCGTCTGGCGGTCTTCACGGCAGCGTATCCTCCTCGGCTGGCTCGTACTTGGCCTTCAGCCGCGCCAGCTCCGCGCGCTCGCGCGCCTCGAGCTGCTCTGCGGCCAGGCGCCGCTCTGCGTCGAGCAACCCCTTCTCGAGCACGTACTGCCGCAGAGACATCTCGAACGGCGACGTAGCGTTGTAATTTAGGACCTGCTCAAGAGTGGTGACGCGCCGGTCGGCCGTCTCGAACCGCGCACCGTAGAACCCGCCGAGGTCGTAGTGCGCGACGAACCCGAACGAGAAGGTCAGCGCCTTGTAGAGTGCCGGCGTGAACCGCTCGCGCGCGTAGCCGGCCGCGGCGAACCGCTTGAACGCCGCGAGGGCCCTCTCGTGCTCGGTCGCCGCCTCGCCCCTCCTGCTCACCGCTTCGCCCCTCCTCCCCGCATCCGCTCGCGGAACGACCGGAAGCCCCTGCCGAGCGGGTCCTCGCGGTCGCCCACGCGGAACGCCGCGGGGACGGCGATGAGCGCCACGAACAGGATCGGCAGCCACGGGAGCCACTTCGTCACGGCTTCGCCCCCTTGAGGGACTCGATCGCCCTCTCCCACCGCGCCCGCGTGTCCACCGGGTCGAGCGCGACCGACCGGACCTTCGCGAGGAGGGTCTCCGGCGTGTTGAACTCCGGCGGGCACGCGTCGAGCAGCGACTGCGGTAGTGGGTCCGGGACGCGGAAGTAGATGACCGCGTACGTGGAGTCGTAGTCGTCGTCGCGGTCGGATAGGTAGAGCGGGTCGGCGGCGAAGTCCGGCATGCACTCCGCGCGGTTGCCTCCGCCGTTGCGGGTGTAGACGACGAGCCGCAGGCCCGACGGCTGCGAGTCGTCCCTCTCGACCCACGCGTCGCGGAAGCGGCCGAAGTCGGACGGCTGCCTCTCGAGCAGCGCCATGACGAGCGGCATCTGCGGGCTCGTCTTGAACACCATGTTGTAGAGGCCCATCAGACCTGCTCTCCTTTTTTCAGGATCCCCGTCCCCGCGCACGTCGGGCACCTGGATCCGTCGAGTCTGTCCCGCATCTTCCTGTCGACGACCAGGTGGATCGGGCTCGCGCTGCCGGGTGCCCGCGCGTGCTGCGCCTCGTTCTCCGCGAGCGCGGCGGCGACGTCCTCGTCGGTCGTGCCTGGACGGAACGCCCACTTCTCGTCGCGGGGGCCGTCGGGCGCGAAGTGGTGGCAGCCGGCGAACGCGCAGGCGTTCGGGAGGGCACCGTGGAGGCAGGTGACAGGGTCCGTCATGATCCGGGTACCGGCCCGAAGACCTTCTCGTCGGGCTCCGCGTCGGGGCGCTGGGAGGTCGGGTCGAAGAGGTGCCACTCGCCGGCGGCGAAGTAGGCGAGCCAGCACGTCCACGACTGTCCGTACCGCACGGCCACGAACTGGCAGGGGATGCCCACGCTCCGCGCGGTGGCGACGACGAGCAGGCACGCGTCTTCCGCGTCGATGAGGACGTCGCTGGTGGCGACCAGCTTGGCCAAGCTGACGAAGTTCTCCGATTCCATAACCACCTGGTCCCAGTAGTTCACGTGGAACTGTGAGCGCATCGCCTCGGCGATCGCGCGAACCTTGCCGTGGGCGTCGGGCGCAGCGTCGGTCGCTCGGCGCGCCCAGCGGTGGACCTCGGGGTCGAGGCGGTCGGCCTCTGCGCGGGCGGCGAGCGCGCGCAGGGTTATTTCGATACCGATCATCAGGACCCTCCCGGGATGCGCTTGCGGACCTTCTCTAGAACCTTCGCCGGTTCGGCACCGGCTGCCTTGAGCGCTGCGATGGAGGCCTCCGCCGCGCGGCAGGCGCCATCGCGCCCGCGCGCGTACCCGCGCGCGTAGGCGTGCTCGACGACGGAGTGGTTGAACCGCTGGACGACCTCCACGGGCGTCACGGCCCAGCGCCACCGGCCGGAGCGGGTGAGCTGGCGCGACACGCGCGCGAGGTACCCGTCGCGCTCCAGCTCGAGTTCGACCGGCTCCCACTTCGTCATGTCGACCTCCGGCTGGCCCGCCTGGCCAGCTCCCGCGGCGACAGTCGACCGCCCGGCTGCACGTCGAGCCGGGCGAGCGAGGCGACCGCGTGCTTGACCTCGTACCGCGCCATCAGCGCGGCGCCGGTGGCCTCCTCGCGCTGCAGCAGGTGCTTGCCGAGGCCGGTCGCGCGCCAGACCGCCTTCACGGCGAGCGCGGTGCGGCGCAGGCACGCGTACTCGACGCGCAGCATGTCGAGCGCCCTCTGCCGCTTGCGGAGGGTGCTGGGGGCGACGATGGGTCTCACGCGGCCTCCAGCACGCCGCCGCGCGCCCGCGCGACCAGGACGAACAGGGCCCCGACAGAAAAACCACCGAGGTGGGCGGCGAAGCTGACGTTGTCGGTGGTCCCCGACCAGGCCAGCCAGACGTTCCAGCCGACGAAGCCGGCCGCGAAGCCGAGCAGGCGGGGGCGAATTGCGCCGACGACCGCGAGCAGTCCGCAGAGCGCCCCCGAGTTACCGACCAACGTGTTCGCGTCGACGGCGACGTGCAGGGCGGCACCTGCGAGACCGGCTGCGAGGTAGATCAGCGCGAACCGGAGCGAGCCGACCTCGCGCTCGACGAGCGAGCCGGCGGCGACCAGGACGACGACGTTGCCCAGCAAGTGCGACCAGGACGCGTGGAGGAACAACGACACCAAGGCGCCGGCCAACGTCGGGTGCGCCGGGTCGAAGCCGTAGGCGAGGCAGGCGGACTCGACACCCGCGGCCAGCTCGAGGCGGTAGCCGAGCAGGCACGCGAGGGCGAGGGCGAGGGTGGCGAGGGGGAGGCGGCGCATGGTGGGACAGACGGAGTGTACACCAGTGATATTCAACCGGTGACGTCGAGTTTTCGGCACTCGGGACAGAGGCCCCCGCCGCTCGCGAGGAACTTGCGGAGCCACCGGCGGCCGTCGGCGTTCAGCCGGACGAACCCGCCAGTCGTCGCGCCGCAGAGGCGCGTGACGCGCGCCCCTCGGGCCATCAGGTGGACGTTCTGGGGTTGGGCGTGGCGGCGGGTCACGAGCGACCTCCCTCGGCGGCTCGGTCCACCTCGTACTGGGCGAACTTGTCGAGGTGCTCGTGGATCAGGCCGAGGCTGGGCCGGAAACCGCCCTCCGCCCAGAGTGCCGCGATCACCGCCATGCAGACCCCGATCGCCTCGGTGGCGGGCAGCTTGCCGACGGCGCGACCGACCTGGACCAGCGCCTCTCTCTGGTCTTCTGTCATTCTGCTCGCTCCACGGCGATCGAAACGACCTCGCGGAGGTGGATCCGGCTACCCGCGATCTCCACGGCGGTCAACTCCACGCGCCCGACGACCGGGCAGTCGAAGATATCGTCGCCGTCGACCCCGGCGAACTCGTCGAAGTGGACCGGGTGCAGGTGCCCGCAAGCGGGGCAGTCGAGCGACGTCGAGCCCGGGCGCTGCACCCGGACGGAGTAGCCCAGCTCGCGCAGCCTCGCGGCGGCGAGGAACGCGCCCACCACGGAGCCGCGCTCCAGCCTCACGACCTTGCCGCCGTGCGCGGCGACTACGACGTATCTCATCTACCGTCTCCTCTCTTCTTCGTACGCGCCGCAGAGGCGCTGCCAGTCGTACTGGTCGGGGCTGAACGGCTCGCCGTACTCAGTGAGCAAGTCGAGCCCGCGCTTGGCCTCGTCGAGCGCCGCCTTCGCCGCCGCGTAGGCGGTGAGCGCGTCGGCCATCTGCTGGCAGAGGGCGGCTTCGGCGGCGCAGACGGACCGGAGCCTGTTGCGCTCGCGGCGGGCGGCGAAGTAGGCCGCGTTCGCGTCCTCGACCCACGCGGAGTCGACGGTGACGCTCGAGACCCGGTAGGCCAGGAGCAGGCTGGTGCCGCGGCGGCCCTCGCTGCGCAGGTAGTCGCGCTCGGTGAGCTTGGTCATGCCGGCGACCTGGTGGATGAGCCAGCGCGCCTCGCCGCCCGGCAGCTTGGCGAGCAGGCGCTTGGTGAGCTGCTTGCCGTCGTGGGCCTTGAGGACGGAGAGGACGGCGTCCGGCTCGTCGCTCTCCATCTCGGCGGAGAGCTTCGCGCGCACGTCGTTTGTAGTGAAGCGCGTCGCGGTTGTTTCAGCGGGGGCGGATCGTGTCGCCATGACAGGGTAGACGCAAGGTATCTCCGGTATATTCAGACGCAACCTTTTCGGTGCACGATGAATAACGGCGTACTACAGTACGTCGTCCGGCCATGAGCGAGCCCGTCACCCGCGAGTTCTCGGTGGTCCTCTCCAAGAAGCCGGCCCTGGTGGCCGAGTTGGAGCGCCTCGCCCGCCGGGCTGCCAAGATCGGCGCCCCCGCCATCACCTGGAGCCTCGGCGAGGTGGAGCAGCGCGAGGTCGCGGTCCCCCGCGGCGACGGGTCGGACCGGAGCGACGTCCGGCTGGTCCCCTTCGTCCGGCTGACGCTGATCGGGACCCGCCCCGTCGTCGCGGGCTGGGAGTTCGCGGCCACGGTGCAGCACCTGGACGGCGCGAACGTCCTGCGCCACACCCCCGCCTTCGCGGGCGAGCGGGACGTGCCGGAGACCTTCCGGACGCGCGGGCCGGTGTGCGACCACTGCCAGTCGCGCCGCCCGCGCCGCGACACGTACCTGCTCGTCAGCGAGGCGGGCGAGTGGAAGCAGGTCGGCAGCTCGTGCCTCGTCGACTTCCTCGGCCACGCCGACCCCCACGCGCTCGCGGCGTACGCGGAGCTGCTCGCCTCGGCCCTCTCCCTCTGCGAGGGGGCGGGCGAGGACGCCGAGGGCGGCTGGGGGTTCGGCGGTGGCCGGTCCGTCTTCGCGGTGCTCGAGTTCCTCGCCCACGCGGCCGCCGAGATCCGCGAGTCCGGCTGGACGCCGAAGTCGGCGGTCCCGGACCGCCCGAGCCAGTCGACCGCGGAGCGTGCCCTCGACCGGATCGCGCCGACGCGCGACGCGCTCCGCGAGGACCCGCGCGACCGGAGCGTCAGCGAGTCCGACCGGGCGGTCGCCGCCGCGACGCTCGAGTGGGCCCTGTCGCTCGGCAGTGGCGGCGAGCGGTTCGGCGACTACCTCTGGAATCTGCACGCGGTCGCCAAGGGCGGCGTCGTCGAGTACCGGACGGCCGGGATCGCGGCCTCGATGGTCGCGGCGCACACGAAGGCGGAGGTACGCAGGCGCGAGCGCGCGGCCAGGAAGCCTAGCGAGCACGTCGGCGCGGTCGGCGAGACCCGCAGCTTCGCGCTGCTGCTCGACCGGCACTTCTCGTTCGAGACCGCGTGGGGCATGGTCGACCGCTTCCTCTTCCGCGACGCCGACGACTGCGTCTTCACCTGGAAGGCGAGCGGCAGCGCGAAGGTCATCGGCGCGCCCGACGGCGACGACGACATGGTCGAGGGCGAGCGGTACGTCCTCACGGCGCGCGTCAAGGAGCACGGCGAGTACAAGGGCACCAAGCAGACCGTCCTGACGCTCGCCGCGGTGCGCCCCTACAGTGAGGCGACCTACCAGGCGCTGCGCGACGAGGAGGTCAGGAAGGCCCTCGGCAAGAGGGTGCGCGCCGGCCAGGCGACCGCCGAGGAGGCGGCGGAGTTCAAGCGGCTCGACGGCGCCAAGCGCGCGGCGAGCAAGGCTGTTGCGGACAGGGTACGGGCGCACGCGTTCTTCGAGACGACGCTGCGCACGGTCCCCGGTTGGGCTGGCGGCGCCGACCGCACCGTCGTCGACGCCCCCGGCGGCGTGTGGATCGAGTACGACGTGCGGCAGGCCTACGGCGCGTGGGACCCGCAGACGGGCAGCCGGCCGGTCGTCGAGACCGCGTCGATCAACGTCCACGCCGACGGCGGGTGGGCTTGCCAATACGCGGGCAAGGACGCCCTCGACAGGGCGCGCCTCTTCGTCGCCAAGAAGCTCGCGGAGGCGGCCACCGAGCCGTCCGCCGCCTGAGAGGAAGGAACAAGATGATGGAGAACACCGAACCGGTCGGCCTGCAGCAGCAGGCCACCATCCCGCACACCTTCACGTTCACCGTGCAGGTGGACCCGCAGTGGGTCAGCTACATCACGCAGCACCCCGACATCTTCGGGCGCCCGTACTACGCCGGGTACTGGGCCTGCGGGGTGGCGCACGACCCCGATCTCGGGTGGCTGGTGTACGAGCACGGTGACGACAGGTGCCCTGACGAGACCGAGGACGCGCGCGTGGAGGCGATCTGGCGGGCCGGCGAGCCGCTGCCGCCGCGGTGGTTCCGGCTCGACCGCGCGGCGGCCTTCCGGATGTGGGAGGAGGGCGTCAAGCGCTGGGGCGTCGGCTGGTACGACGACCCCGAGCACGACGGGGCGCGCGAGGACGTGCTGCTGCAGCTCGCCCTCCTCGGAGAGGAGCGGTACGGCTGATGTCCAGGATCAAGTTGACCCGGGGCGAGACGCTGGCGAGGGACCGGCTGGTCCGGGCCGTCGAGGCGATGATGCTCTACATGACGCCCGAGGAGGTCGGCCGCATCGCCGACCACGTGGGCGAGCACGGCACCGAGGGCGACGGCGGGGCGCGCGAGGACGCGGCGGTCGTCGAGTGCCTGCGCGTCGTCGTCGACGCGATGGAGAGGAGGTAGCCGTGGCGGCTGACAGGGTCACGTTCAAGGGCGGCGTGATGCGCGTGACAGGGGAGGTCCGCGGCTGCGAGCCGGAGGTCATGGCGGTGTTCGCCTGGCCGTGGCCGTGGCCGTTCGAGGTGGTCGACTACGACGTGGACGGCGCAAAGCAGGTCATCGCGGTCTGCCGCGACCACGAGACCGCGAACGACGCGCGGCGCGACTGGACGCGCAGCGTCTCTGGAGGTGTGTGATGGCTGTCGAAGCAAAGAGGGGCTGCGGCTATAGAAAGGCGGGCGGCTTGTACCTGGTCGGCGGCGGCCTCTCCGCTCCTTGCGACCGGATGCCGTTCCCACTCGAGCGCTGCCGGACGTGCGGCGGGGGAATCAAGTTCACGCGCGGGCCGCAGTGGCTGCAGCCGGACTTCTTCACGCCGCACCAGGATTGCCACGACGACTGCCCGTGCCCCGTCTGCGCGACGGCCGGACCGGATGGGTCGACGTCGGCGTTGCCGGACGACCTGTTCGGCCCGCACCTCTTGCTCTGGATCGGGCGCAAGCACTACACGCCGGAGGCGTACCTCGAAGAGGGCCGCCGGCTCGGCGTCAGCCGGCGCCTGTCGGCCCTACCGAAGGGGCTGGTGCTCGGCGAGACGTGGGTGCTGCTCGCGCACCTCGACGCGGTGCCGCCGAGGGAGCCGGACCTCTGCGCCAAGTGCGGCGTCGCCAAGATCCTGCACAAGGCCGGGGAGTCCGGGCAGCTCGCCGTCAACGGGCGGGTCAATCCCATCCCGATCTGCGACGCGTTCGACCCCGTCAAGCCCACCCCGGGTATCTTCTGCGCCTTCGTCCCGCGCGCCGTCGAGCTGATCCTGAAGCAGAGCGACGCGACGCCGGAGCGGGTCGAGAGGGAGGCGAAGCGCGGCGTCACGGTGGTCGCCGTCCCCGACGACGACAGGGACCACCAGGGCAGCGTCTGGGACAAGGACGACGAGGACTCGCAGCCGGAGCTGCCGGGAGTGGCGTCGTGAGCAACCACTACCTGCTCGTGGACGACGCGCGGCACGCTTACTTCGACTGCGAGAAGTTGCTGATCCTCGGTGGCGAGGAGCCCGGCCAGCCGGACACCCTGCACGAGCAGCCATTCGAGATGTGGCTGCGCGCCGTCAACTGGGGTGACGATCCCCCCGAGAAAACCGATCGCTACAGACTCGCGCTGCTAGAGGCACGCGCCCTCTACAACTTCTTCGTGTCGAGTGGTTGGAAGGTTCGCATCGTCAGCCTCGACGACGACGACTTCGATACGATCGAGGACGAGTACGAGTGTGCTGGAACGGTGTGGCCGTGAGAGACCGCAAACCCATCTCGGTCGAGAAGGTCCGGGCCAACAGCACCGACGTTGACGTCTTCTACGACTTCCGCGAGCGCAAGTTCTTCTTCGAGGAGCCGGGCACGCGCAGCCGCGAGTACGCCGAGACCTTCGTCGAGGTCCGGCGGCGCCTCAAGGAGGTCTACGAGAAGGCGGCGCCGCTCGACTGGAGGCCGGTCATCCTGGTCACGCTGCACGACGCCTACGACGACCAGGACCACTCGATCCGGAACAAGCCCGTGGAGGGGGCGTCGATCTACCTCACGTTCCGGCGCTGCGAGCTGTCGCCCCGGCCGGACCACGCCGAGTGCGTGGAGCGCGTCACCCGCGAGCGCGAAGTCGACGTCAGACTCGGTCGCAACCGGTCGGACCGCGGGCCGATCGAGCGCGAGGGGTACATCGAGCGCGAGTACGCACTCGACTTCGAGGCGCGCGGGCCCAGCGACTACGACCGCGAGGTGCGGGCGAAGACCGTCGACCGGCCGGACACCTACTCGAACGACGCCGGCGTAGTGGAGCTGCCCTACGAGGAGGACGTCTGGCAGGGACTGCTCGCGCTCAAGGCCGCCATCGACGCGCTGCACGGCAGGGTCGGCGCGCTGATCGGCCAGGCGAACTTCCGCGACCAGCTGAAGCGGTTCGCGTCGGGTGGGTCTACGCCGCTGCTTCCGGAGCAGTCGACTGTGGTACAACGAATATCACCCGATACAGGACGTCTATGAATAAGATGAAAGCGCCGAAGGAAGAGGTGGTCAACGTGCGCATGACCACGCAGCAGAAGAAGACGCTCGAGTCGCTGGCCGCCAGCGAGGGGCTGGGGATCAGCACGTGGATGCTGCACGTCTGCCTGCGCGTCGCGAAGGAGCGGCAGCAATGATGATCGACGTCGACCCGGGCAAGTTCCAGCCCCACTTCGGCGACTGCGAGGAGGAGGAGGTCGTCATGCCGGAGGGCCACCACATCGTCTCCGTCCGCGAGCCGGAGACCCCGCGCACCGAGGAGGTGCGCGGCGAGCAGCCGGACACGCCGGCCATCGGCAGGTGGTACTGGGTGACGACCAAGGAGAGGGATGACGAGGGAGAGGCGCGGGACGTGCGCCGGATCGCGTGCGTCACCCGTCTCGGGTCGAACTACGTGCGGCTGACGTTCGTCGGCAGTGAGTCGACCGTCCGCATCCACGACGACGAGTTCTGGTCGTGCTGCGAGTTCATCGAGGACGCACAGGCGATCCTGCGCGGCAACGCCGAGAAGGCCCGGCGTGAGCTGGACGGCCTCATGGAAGACGTCAAGCAGCTCACCAGCAAGCTCGGTGTCACGGGAAACCTGGCGCTCGGAGCCGGTGAGGCCGCCTCGACGTCGATCGCGCTCGCCTCCGACGTGCCGGCTGCCGAGTACAAGACGGCGCTCGTCAAGGCGAAGGAGGAGACGCTCCCCGCGCTCTTCGAGGCGATCAAGGACAAGAGCGCCGAGTACGCGATGTGGCTCTCGGCCGACGTCATCCCGATGCACGCCGAGGCCGAGAGGCTGGAGCCCGCCATCGAGCGCGTCGAGGCGCGCATCTTCTCCGTCGAGCTGTACGCGGGGCTCTGCGAGGAGGTCGAGCAGATCAAGGACGGCGAGCCGGCCGCGCTCACCGAACCCGTGCACCTCTTCCAGCGGCGCCTCTACATGGACGAGGAGTGCCTCGCGAACTACTCGACGGGGGGCATGGAGTTCAAGAACCTGCGCGCGTTCGAGCGCTGGCTCTGTCGCAAGGACAACCTCGACCGCGTGCTGCCGTTCCCGCGCACCGTCGTCGCGTTCCAGGTGAGACGCAACCGCAAGGATCGCGAGTGGGCCAGCTTGCGCGAGTTCGTGCGGATGATGGACGACGAGAAACTCGACAAGTTGACGTTCCTCTACATCCGCAACGGTGCGCGCGTGTACCGGCTGTCGACCGCACTCAACTTCGGCGAGGAGTTGTTCCCCGACCTCGATCACCCGACGCTCGCGGCCGGTGAGGGGTGCCTCTACGCAAAAAATAGCTTCAGGGAGTGGCACTTCATCACCGAGGCGGGGTACGAGGCCATGGTCCGCCGCGAGGAGGAGGAGCAAGCCGAGTATGAGCGCCGGGTCGCCGAGGAGAACAAGAAGCCCAAGAAGGAGCGCCAGCACGTCTCGAGTCCGTGGCGTCACGAAGGGTCCAGGGACTACGAGCCCTTCACCAAAGAGAGCGTCCACTACGACGACATCGCCAAGGCCCTGCGCGCCGAGATGGAGAAGCACAACCGCATCGTGCTCGTGCTCCAGGGCCTGCTCGACCGGTCTCCGGCGCTGCACCCGCACCCGCAGTGGCGCCTGTTCGAGTCGGGTGGGTTCCGCCAGGGGCTCGCGCTGCACCGCGATTCAGACCGCGTCTTCGTGGCCGGGGACAAGCCCGACTTCGAGGCGTACCGCGCGCGCCTGAACGCGTCGATCGCGGTCGGCACCGTCGTCATCGGGCAAGAGGACGCCTGGGAGCGGTTCGAGGCGCGAAAGGAGAACGCGCGCCGTGACAGCGACCGTCGCTGGGCACGCACCAACTACCGGCCGGAGAAGTTCCGCCCCGACGGCGATCCTGGACCGGGTCAGTTCGCGCGCGTCGCGCGGCTCGATCGCTCGGGGCACGCGCACTTTCGCTGGACGAAGGAGCGGAGCAAGGGCGACGGGCCGCCGGTCGGCCGCAAGTACGGCTGCAAGGTGGGTCGCCTCTTCAACGTCGACGCGTACCAGCCAGGCGACTACAAGCAGTTCTTCGCCGACCCGCGCACGCGCGCGGAGTACCTCGGGTGGGCGCCGTTTCTGCTCGCGGCCGAGGAGTACAAGGCGGGTCGGTTCGGCGAGGTGGCCCCCATCGTGGAGACACCGAAGCCGGTGCAACGCGAGCCGAGCTATGGGCTCTCGGACTACGCGCGGCGCAAGATGCTCAAGGCTCTCCTCGGCAAGGCGGTCCGTCTGCGTCGGGCCATCACGACGCGGGGCGGGGACAAGTACGAGAAGGGCTCGCTCTGGCGCGTGGTCGGTCTCGAGCGCGGCGAGACGTTCGACATCTGGGGGATCGACAAGGCCGGTGAGGTCGAGCGAGTCAAGAAAGGGGAGGAGTCCAAGGCCGGCGGTGTCGGATCGGTGATTCGATCGATCCACTGCGTCTCGCGCCACGATTTCGAGGTCGATCTCGAGACGCCGATCGATCCGACGTGGCAGCCCAAGCCCGAGAAGTGCAAGACGATCGGCAATACCGATAGCGAGGAGGATTGACCATGTACGCGTGGCGCATCCGCTTCTCCCTGTACGAGCCCGACTCGCCCCACGCCGACATGGTGAGGCACGTCATCGTGCGGGCGCCGACGGCCGCCGACGCGATCACGATGTTCAAGGTCCGAGCGGACCGCGACGCGGAGCGCAGCTCCACCTTCGCGCGCGGGTACCGGGGCGTCGAGAACGTCGAGTGCTTCGAGATGCGGGGCCCGTTCGGGATCTGGGACCGGGCGAAGGGGGACTGGGCGCGCGGGATGCACCGCGAGGTCGTCAGCGTCATGCGCGACGCCGGTACACCTGCTCTCACGCAGCAGGAGGCGAACGAGTCGCTCAAGACGATGAAGGGCGCACCCTACGTGTTCGAGGTGATGGGCCGAGGTGATGACTGGGAAGTCCGCCCCTTCGCCGAGGAGATGCTGCCTTGATCCCGTGGTGGACGGTCCGAGACCGACTCTACTCCCTCGCGTGCGCGGTCGACGCCCTGTACTACCGGGCGCGCCGGGCCACGCTCGGGCGCGCCGCCTGCTGGTGGCGCGGCGAGCACGTGGAGGTCTTCACCGCCGGCACGCTGGAGCCTCTCGCCAGCCTCGGCGGCGGGCCGCTGCCGCCGGCGGAGGAGTGGGAGGGGACGTACTGCTTTCGCTGCGGCGAGTCGCTGGGCGGCCGGCCGTTCGGAGGTGCTCCTTGACCCGCTACTTCTACTTCTGGTGCGAGCGCTGCCCGACGCGCGTCACCGTCGAGACCGAGGCACCGTACGAGGCGCCGGGTGGCGAGCCGCAGTACATCTGCCCCGACGACGACGGGGTGGGCTCGGTGCAGACGCGCGCGCCGACCGCGCACGACGACGGGATGGAGGCCGCCCACCTCTGCCCGGCGTGCGGCGGCCGACTGCACGACCTCGACGGCCTGGTCACTTGCGGCCTGGTGCCGATGAACGCGCTCACGAGCGACGCTGCCGACCGCGAGGCGCACGCGAAGTGGCGAGAGGAGAACGGGAGCTGATGGGAACGCACGCGATCATCGCTATCGTCGCCGGCACGGCCGCTCTGTGGCTCATCGTCCGATTTGGGCTCTTCTGGCTCGCGAGGGCGCTGCTGCGCCGCTGGCGACCGGTGGCGCGGGTGCGCCACAGGCTCGCCGAGCGGCTCGCGCTGCCCGACGGGACGCGCGTGCGGCTCACCTGCAGGTGCTCGGGGTGGGGCACGCGGGGGCACGACGGTGTCTGGCGCACCAGCTGGACGCCGCGACGCATGGGCATGCTCGTCGACGACGTCGTCGACGACTACCGGCTCACGCGCGAGGGCGACGGCGAGGAGACGTACGCGACGCGCGGGGTGCTGGAGGTCGTACCGTGACTTATCGAGTTCTCGTTCAAGGTCTTTCGATCGAGTGTGACACTGCAGAGGAGGCGATAACCTTGGCTAGAAAGACAGCTCTAGAGACTCCGAGGACGAAGAAGACCGACCACCCGCTCCAGCCCAACGGCAAGCAGCGTCGAGGCTTCGCCTTGATGGATCGGAAACTAGTGAGCGAGATCTCCAGGAAAGGCAGGAAGGCCGCCCACGTGTTGGGGAAGGCGCACGAGTTCACGGCGGAAGAGGCGCGTGAGGCGGGGAGGAAGGGTGGCTACAAGACGAGCCAGAACCGTCATCGCAAGGAAAGAGGCGATCAAACCGACAGCGATACCAACAACGGCAGCGGTCGGTCGTGACCGTAGGCCGGTGCTTCCACTGCCTCGAGCCGTGCGGCGAGGACGACTACTGCCACGGCTGCAGGACGCTCGTGTGCGGGCGGTGCTCGCCGTACTACGACGGACCGGGCGGCGACCACGCCCCGGAGGACCACCTACTCTATTTCGAGCGGCTCACCGACGGCGAGTACACCTGCCGCTGGCGGGTCGGCGCGAGCCTCTGCGGGAAACCCGCGTTCCGGTCGGCCTACTGCGTCGAGCACCTGCACGCGGCCGTCGACCGGTTGGCGGCGTCCGAGAGGCCGTCGTGAACCGGCGCGAGCGGCGGGCGCGGTCCCGCGAGATCCGGGAGCTGACTGACAGGGCCGAGTCGCTCCAGGCCCGGCTCCTGACGGCCCACCAGGAGCTGCGCTGCGCCCGGGCGCGCGGCGAGGAGGTCGTGGCGAGCGCCCACCGCGAGATCGACGCGTACGTCGACGCGCAGGCGCAGGTCGTGGCGGTCGACGTCGACTCGGTGTCCGACGACGCGGACGACCCGCGCGTGCTCGCGATGATGGTCGAGTGGGGGTGGCGCGGCGTGCGGACGGTCGAGCAGGCCCGTCGCGAGCTGGACGAGGAGGTCGCGCGCAGGAGCGTCGGCAAGGGCGACCTCGCGCTGCTGTTCTCCTCGGTCGACCACACCGCGCTGCGCCTCTACGAGACGGCGCCGGCCGACCTGCTCGCGCTGTCCGGCGAGGACCTGATGAGGGCGGCCACCGAGCGGCTGCTCGCCGAGGACTTCGCCAAGACCCTGATGGGCGACCCTCGCTGGGCGGAGATGCGCGGGCGGTGGGCCAAGCTCGGCTGGCACGGCGCGAGCGAGGAGACCTTCAACGAGACGTACGTGCGCGTGGTCGCCCACCGGGTAGCGGAGTTCCGGGACGGCGACGTGGAGGACACGATCCTCGACGAGCTGCTCGACCGAGCGCCGCCCGAGCAGCGCGAGCGGATGATGGGGGCGTTCGCGGCGCGCCTGCAGGTCGAGTACGACAGGCTCCGCCCGCCCGCGGTGGTCACCCCGAGCGAGGCGTGGGACGCCGGCGAGGAGGCGAAGGTGCGGGCGGGGGCGATGCTCGCGCTGGGCGCCGACGAGGCGCTAGACACGAACGGGCACTGCCCGTTCTGCGGCAGGTCGCTGTCCGTCAAGTGGGGCGACCCGCCTGCAGAGCCAGGAAACCTCATCCACGCCATGCCGACGTGCCGGCAGTACGACACGATGACGGCCGACGAGTTCGTGAGCGCCGTCGTGGACAGGGACAGAGAGAGGGAGCGCGTCGCCGACGAACTGAGGTCGTCGGTCGAGATCACGCTCGGCGACGCCGACGTGAAGCGGCTCGACAAGATCGCGGGCCGGTGGGGTACGACGCGCAACGGCGCGATGGACCGGATCGTCCGCGAGTCCGTGCAGGAACACATGCCGCAAGGGGTGACCGTACCGCCGGGCGCCGTAAGCGTGGACAAGCTGCGCGCGGAGGCGTTGAGGGTGGTCGAGAAGACGCTCGCGGAGGTGGACCCGAAAGACCGGGTCGAGACGCTGCGGATCTGGCGCGACCAGCTCAAGAACAAGATGTCGGAGTGCTCCGACCACGACATGATGCGGGTCGGGCGCGGCGTCTGGGAGACCTCCTACGCGCTCGGGTGGACCGACGAGCAGGTACGCGACGAGCTGTCCCACTTCGGTACCACCTTCGTATGGCCCGACCACCTGATCCTGTTCACGGCGAAGTGGGCGGTGCACGCCTTCCAGCGGCTGATGACGAGCCACACGTTCGCCGCCGCGCTCATGTGCTCGGACTACCAGAAGGACGTGCTCGAGGGCATCGAGGAGCAGTGGGACGCGTTCCTCGTCGTCGTCCCGAACGGGATGCTGGTCGCCGACCAGTTCGAGTTCTCGCGCGTCCTGGTGGGGACCTACTCGTTCGGCGCGCGAATGGTCCTGCTGACGACCGGAGGTCCAGCGATCAAGCTACCCGAGGCGCGGACGGTCCTCGACGAGGCGCCCACGCTCGCCGACCTGCTCGTCAGCGAGGAGAGTAACCTCGTCGCGGAGTCGCCGACCCAGCGGTGCCTCGTGATGGCGAAGCGCTTGGTGGCCGGGCTCCTGCTCAACCTGCAGGACGCGGGCACACACAAGGTCAGGAAAGTGGATGCCCGCCTGAAGAGCAAGGGCCGCGAGGCGGAGCCAGCGCACCGCATCGTGACCGTCGGCGCGCCGATCGAGATCGACTGCCGCAGCTCCGTCAAGGAGTACATCGAGCACGGCACCCGGGACACCGAGAAGGGCTGTCGTCGTCGCGGTACGCCGACGGTGCAGTGGATGGTCCGCGGCCACTTCCGGATGCAGGCTCACGGACCGAGGCACACGCTGCGGCGCAAGACGTGGATCCGGCCGCACTGGCAGGGGCACGAGGCGGCGCTCATCCAGACGAGGGGGGCGAAGGTAGATTGACGATGGACAGCATAGGTAGACCTGAAGCGACTCGAGACCGCACCGTCGCCGAGTGCGAGCAGTTGGCCGAGCGCAACGGCTTCCGCTGCATGGTGGCCGGCTACTTCCCCGACCTGCCGCTGCCGCCGGTGCCGCGGTTCCTGCCGCCGAGCTACGCGCCGCCGCCGCGGCGGGTCGCGGATCGGCTGCGGCTGCTCGATCCGCCCTCCCGGGAAGGGGAGCCGTGATGGGCAGTCTATGGGACGCGCGCGCGACCGACCCCCCGCCGCCCGAACTCGAGCGGGCCCTCGAGCGCGTGCGCGCGCTGTCGCCCGAGGCGCTCGCGGCCGCCCTGGCGGAGCGCCGCGAGACGCACTGCGACCACGGGCGGCCGCGCGGCGAGCACTGCTCGTGGTGCTACGTGGGGACGGCGGAGTACCGGCGGTCGCTCGCCGACGCGATGGGGAGGGTGCTTCCGTGACCGACTCACCCGCCGACGTCGCCCGCCGGCTGCGCCGCGACGCGCGTGCCCGCAAGCTCGCGACGCGCCACTGGGCCGGCTGGCGGCTGGAGCTGACGCACGGACCGTACGAGGACGCGTACGCGGCGGACCCCGAGCGGGTCGCCTTCGCGCGGCGCGAGGTCGAGCGGGTCTTCGGCGAGCAGGACCCGGCGGATCGCGTCGCGGCGCGGGAAGCGGAGCGCGACCTCTGGCACCTGTCGGCGAGCTGGCGCGGCGGGGCACCCGCCGAGGATGGGAGGCGGCTGCTGGCCGAGCTGGTTGCCGTGCTAGGCGTCCCCGAGGAGCTGCGGGATGGTTTCCAGGTCGCGCGCACGTACGGCCCGGCGGGCGCGAACCCGCAGGTGACGCACTGGGCGTGGAGGGATAAGGAAGCGTCATGATCGAGACCTTCCGCTGCGAGGCGTGCCCGGCGACCTTCGACCACCCGGGCGTCGAGGACGACTGCGAGACCGTGGGCGGCTACTGCGCGCACCTGGTGCGCGCCGGGTGGCGCGCCGTGTGGGTGCGCCTGCTCGCGTCCGAGCAGGGGCGGCCCGACCGGCACGTCTTCAGCCGGGGCGGGTGGCTCTGCCCGGAGTGCGTCACAAAGTACGTCGACCCGCCGAGGCAGCCCAGGCACCGCAGGCGGGTCAGGGTGCGCAGGCACGCGAACCGGGACCGGGAGCTGTCGTGACTCAGAGACAGTTCGTGCGCGTGCGTGTGCTGTACGGCGACCGACGCCAGTGGTCGGTCCGCGTGTGCGGTTTCTCGGATCCTGGCGACCACGCTCACGTCGTGGTCGCCTGGCACTCTACGAGAGACGCGGCGAATGACTACGCCAAGAAACTACGAAAAGCGCTGCGGGGCGAATGAACCGTATGCGCGCTTCACGCAAGGCGTTTTTCTCGGATTCTCAAACAGTGACGAGACGTTAGGTATAAAAACGGGACACCATGAGAACGATCGTCTTCGGAGACGTCCACGGCTGCCTCAACGAGCTCGACGAGCTGACGTACGCCATCAAGTACGTGCAGGGGGCCGATCGCCTGATCTCGCTCGGGGACCTGATGGACCGCGGTCCGGAGCCGGCGAAGTGTGTGGACCTCGCACGCAGGTACGGCGCGGAGGTCGTGCAGAGCAATCACGACGAGAAGCACCTGCGGTATCGGCGGCATCTGGCGCGCAAGTCGACCGACAAGAAGTACAGCGGACAGGCGCCGCACCTCAAGCCGGAGGACATCCGCCAGAATGCGATGCTCTTGGACGCGGACGTGGCGTGGCTGGAGGCCGCGCCCGACTTCATCTACATCGAGGAGCACAATGTGATCGCCGTTCATGCTGGGCTACTGCCGGGCCGGCCGCTCGACGCGCAGCCGCACGGGGTCTGCATCCGTTGCCGATGGCTCACGGAGGCCGGCGAGCAGGCGTCGTCGGAGAAAGACGAGGGTGGTCGCATCGTGCAGCCGGCAGGCTCCACGCCGTGGGCGTCTCGCTACGACGGACAGCACCACGTGGTCTACGGGCACGCGGTATGGGGTCTCGACGAGCCGCGCGTCGACGAGCGAGACGGCCACTTTCGGTGGGGCATCGACACTGGATGTTGCTACGGCGGCCACCTGACGGCGCTTGTCTTGGAGACGGGCGAGCCACCGAGATTCGTGCGCGTCAAGTCGGCGCGTGCTCACGACGAATGGTACGGAGCCTGAGCCATGCACTTCGATCTCGACGCGCGCACGATCCTTCTGGTCAAGCACGGCAGCCACGCCTATGGCCTGAACACGCCGACGAGCGATCTGGACGTCAAGGGTGTCTGCATCAAGCCGGCGGACTGCTACTTCGGTTTCCTCAAGCGGTTCGAGCAGGCCGAGTTGATGGTGAGCAAGGGGCACGAACAGGATCGCGTCGTCTACTCGCTGGAGAAGTTCGCGTCCCTCGCGGCCGACTGCAACCCGAACATCATCGAAGTGCTCCACGTTGCCGACGAGGACGTTCTCAAGATCGACCCGTTCGGGGAACGGCTCCGCTCGATGCGCGACACCTTTCTATCGAAGAAGGCGAAGTTCACGTTCTCGGGATACGCGCACGCCCAGTTGAAGCGAATCAAGACGCACCGGGCATGGCTGCTCGATCCGCCGAAGGCGCCCCCGTCCCGAAAGGACTCCGGCTTACCCGAGGGGACGAAGGTGTCCGCGAGTGAGCTTGGCTCGTTCGAGAGCCTCATGTCCAAGGGCGTCGAGCTGGAGATGCCGAAGGACGTGATGACGCTGTTCGTCCGCGAGAGGGCCTACCAGAGCGCGCTGGCTCACTGGAAGCAGTACGAGAATTGGAAGGCGACCAGGAACCCGGCGCGCGCTTCGCTGGAGGCCGCCCACGGGTACGACACGAAGCACGGGATGCACCTGATCCGGCTCATGCGCATGTGTCGCGAGCTGCTCACCACCGGCAAGGTGGTCGTGAAGAGGCCGGACCGTGACGAGCTTCTGGCGGTGCGCAACGGTGAGCGATCGTATGACGCTCTGCTCGAAGAGGCCGAGAGGATCGAGGCCGAGTGCGACGTCCTGTACCAGACGTCGACCGCGCTACCTCGCGAACCGGACCGAACGGCCATCGACGCCGAGATCGTCGAGATGACACGAGAATATTTGCTGTCGCATGACGGAGCCGCCTAGGCATCCATATGCGCGCTTGCCTGGAGGCATCATGAACGACGAGATCGTGATCGACTTGACGAAGGTTCCGCCGAAGCCAGGATGGCCATGCCCGTCGTGTGGTGGCACGGGCACGAATTGCGACGGCTCTTTCAGTATGTCGGAGACGGAGATTCGCATCCGCCCAGCCACCAAGTGCCACACTTGTCGAGGCAAGGGGCGGGTCAAGATCGAGGCCTTCACCGACGAAGAACTGGCGCCGTGAAACTCACCCATCTGCGCGCTTCACCGGAGGTGACCATGAATGACGACAGAGCGCTCGCCTTGATACGCGCCGTCAACCGCGTTGCCGGCTTCATTGGATGGTGCAGCCTTTGGCTTTTCATCATCGCGCTAAACACCTGCAAGTAAGTTCAACCCCATGCGCGCCTCCCTGGAGAGACCATGACCACCAAGAACTACGAGAAGAAGTGTGCCCGCCTCGTACAGGAGGCCGCAAAGGTTTCGTACTCCACGGCACTTCGATGGGTGCGTGAGCACGAGGCTAGCCATCCGGAGTCGATGCCAGCGGAGACAAGGGCGCTCGGTATCGTCGACTGCCAAGACGTGAAGTGACGAGCCGCAGACTCACCCATCTGCGCGCTTGCCAGAAACCGGAGGAACCGATGCAACTGACGACTATCGAGAAGAACCGAAGCACCCCGGCGATGCGGGCCATGGCCCTCGCGCTCTTCCCGTCGATGCAGTGGCGGCACCACGGCATCGGCGTGCT